TATTTTGATGATGTGGAAGGTGACCAGAATCAATCTCGGTTTTGCGCAAAAACCAGCCCCACAGACCTCCTCCAGCCGAGAGCACAAAAATAGGTATTTATACGGATAGACCATATCTCGTATCGTGTGTATTATTGAAATGTACATGAGAGGACACACCGATGACTACTCAAGCCCAAGTCAATGCTTATAATTCCGCGCTGTTTTCTGCTGATGGTGCCCAGTCGGTAAAAATTGGCAAAACGGTTTACAGCATTGTATCAAGGCAGGTAGCCACAATGGATAATCATTGTTCCATTGTCGAAATCAAAAAAGGCAACACAATCAAATATCTGGTTCCTTGCACAGAAACGCAAGGATGGCTTTTGTACAACGGGCGCATGGGGCTACCTAAATTCATCAAACCTAGCTTTATCTAATCCTAAGCAAGGAACATGTAATGGCCGACTACAAGCGGGGGCAACACCCCCGCAGCCTAGCCAACCTAGGCAAACCGAAAACAAAGGCAGGGCGGTTTAATTTCACCCTCTCTGCCCAGTCCGTAGAATGGCTGAGCCGCCAGCCAAACAAATCAGCGGCAATCGACCAGTTAATCGAGGACAAAATCATGGCTACCCTATCTCCTAACCAAGCCTACGAAATGTTTGTGGGCTGCTCAATCAAAGAATTCCTGGACGGACACCCCTTGGAAGACGCAATCAATGCCCTTATGTCCGAACGCTGGTGGGAATCCCAAGACGGCGGCACTCCCGCACCTGAAAACCTTCCGGAACTAATCCGGAAGTACGTCGAGAAAATGCTCGACAGCTAGGCCATAAAGCGCAAAAAAACGCGCCGTGGGAAACGCACTGTTCCTCACGGCGCGTTTTTTTGCGCGTTTATCAATACAGCCAACGAGCGCGATAGCCCCGCTGGTCGATGTGAACAAACGACCGACCAGGTCGGTCGCACCAGGCCAGTCCGCCACGATTCCCCCACCAGGGATTTAGGCGATCATAGACCGCTTTGGGAGACAGGGTCGAGTGTTGGAAATCAACGGCGTGGCCCAACAAATGCGTAGATTGAGACGCCCCGCCCACAGCTCGATTAACAGCAGGGGGCCGATACCAAGACGTAATCGTAATCGGTTGATCGCCCAACAACGCCCGAACCTCATCTAGGGCACCAGCGATAGAAACGATATTGAGGCTGATCGCCGCATTCGCCGGGATTCGAGCCCCGCCCCTAATCGCTTCATCCCAGACAAATTTTTTACTGCCGGGAATTTTGTCCAGCAGACCCACCCGGCCCTGACCGGGAATATCAATGTTTTTCCCCCGTGAGGCATTGGGACGAAGCGGCCTTTCTGCTGGTTGGTTTTCTGGTAAATTTCCGTCAATCTCGCAATGGCCTCGAAAGAAATTCCAGGTATTTCGACCTCCATGGGCAATGTTTAGATCGATTTTGGCCGGGTCTAGCGTTATCAAAACATGGTTATTTGGGGCGGCCCCGTAGGCAAGGATAGGATATGTCCCCGCAGCCATCCAGACTTTCTCCAGGTCGGGCAACAAATCACTCGGGGCGGCCTTCCGTTTGGCCCACGTCGCCGCAGTTAGGGTTAGCGTTGGCATAGTTCCTCCAATTATTTTTTGATTATTTCTAGGGTCAAAAACAATGCGGCCCCGCTAATCGCCAGGAACGTCCACCAGAGCCAATTGGCGGTCGTTTTGGGGCCTGTCAGGATTAGGGCCACGATATCCCAAAGATCGTCGGCGTCGATTGTCGGCAGCGGTTCTACGATGGTGGGCGGATCGTCGGAGACGGCGGGGCCGCTGTCGGTGTCTTCGTCGTCGCCAAAATGCCCGAGGAACGAAAACCGTATTTTCGTATTGGCGATCCGAATCGTGGTGCCTTCCTCGATTTCCAGCCACAGACAGGCGAGGCCTCTGCCGCCGATCTGGATGGATCCATGCCAGGATCCATTTGTGCTGCCATTGTCGCGGAACAGCCAGAGATACTGCCTAGCGCCGAATTCGTCGTATTTTTGGCCAGTGGTTCGGGGTTCGGCGCAGATCGTGGCGTGATGTTTGCTGACGCGAGGATCCACAACGCGGACAGCGCAATCTGAGGCGCGCCCTACCTGCCAGGTCTGGGGACGTTCCTCGGGCGCGTTCGTAAGGGCCAGGACGACGGTATCGCCGCTTCCGGGCACGTTGACCACGAGGGTAGGCACTAGGGGACTGGAGGCCATTGTAGGGGGCACTGCACTGCGTTAATTGTATCCGGGGATCGTTGGGGAGGCGGTTCTGGAAATAGGCAAAAAAAAACCCCCATCGCCGTCGGGCGATGGGGGATAGGGGAGTGATTAACCCTTCATCAGGGTTTTACGAATGTTTTTTAGGCTGGCCTCAACCCGTTCGAGGCGTTCGTTGCTCTCGGCCTCGAACTGTTCGGCGTAGGCGGCGAACTCGGCGGCCTCGGCCTGGGCTTGAACGAACCATTTAGGCATGGACATAACGGAACCTTGAATCAGGACGCTGCCAATTTATCAGCACCCGCGAACCCTATTTATAGGGCGAGGCCCGAAACCCCTGATATTCCGTGATCGCAAAATCTCACTAAATTGGCAATAACGGCCAATGCAATAAAAATTTACAAAACTACGCGGTGGTTTACGATTTATCGATGATTATCCATAGGGGGGGATTATGGATAAATGTTTGTACTATCCTGGATTGCTTATCGGTCATGCCGTTTTTGGGGCATTGATAAGCTGGGCAGGGATAGTCAGGGGTTAGGCTATAAGGAATTTGTTTCGATCATGTTGAAAAAAATGCCCCGTTAGTCGAAACCCTATTGACAAGTTTTTTTGGATTTGCATCAAGAACGAATTATTGAGAATTCAATATCAAATCGACGGCGGGGCGGCGGATCACCGCAATGGCAGAGACGGGGATCTTTTTGGATCCATGGAACTGCTCGCCGGTGACGGTGGCGAGATTTCCATGGATCGCCCGTATCGTAAAATCCCGATACAGCCAGGATGCGGGGCCGAGATCGATCCTTATGGCGGCGGTCAATTCTTTGATCCTGGACTCGTCGTTCGCAGCCTCAGCGGCCTCTAGGAGGGCCGTCAGCCAGCGTTGATAGATGCCGGGTACTCCCGTGCCAATATCGCCTGTCCGAGGCCACCAGTGGACGGCCTCGACCATGGCGCGGGTTTCGTCGCCGTTAGCCCGCTGGAGGATCAAAAAAACTTGTCCGTGTTCATTGCGGATGCGCCGAACGACGGTTTCCGGCTGGCCATATTCCAGGCAGACGATATCGCCAGGTTGGGGCAGCGCTTCGGGAGGATAGGTTGAAAAGATCATGGCGATTAGAGAATTCTTAGGCCGAGCTGAGTACCATCGCGCTCATTTGTGGCTTGCTCATAGTTGTCGCACATCAACTGAAAGGCATCGAATTTGTTTTTGTGCGGATCGCGTTTTGTGCTATCGCCAGCGGCCCCTAGCGCTTGATTGCATGGGCGACAGATTTTCCAGCCATTAGACCGTGACGAATCGGCCTTACTCCGCCAGTGGTCAACCTCCCAAGCTGTCGTTGCCTTATTGCAGCATGGACAATGAATGCCGTCCCGGTAGCGGTAGTGCTGCTCTAGCACTTGCTGATAAAGACTTCCATGGAGGCGCTTCAAATCGGCTACGGCTGGCGTTTGCCCCTTGGTTACTGTGTTTTTGAGTTCTTCAAGCTGTTGCTGCATGGCCTCAATTGCCGCCAGCGTTTTTGCATCTCGTTCCCTGATTTCCAGTGCAACTGCCGTGACTTGGTGCTCCGCTTCGTCCCTAAAGACCTGACGAATAACGTTTTCAAGGGTGGCGGGGTCGGTGGATGTTTGAATGGACTCGCCCTTGAATGCCGCCCGGAAGCGTTGCTCAGCCGCGATAAAATACTCTCGCACCCGCTCAGCCCGCTTAGTGCCAGCCCGAAGGCAAAAGGTTTTGAAACAGTCGGCGGTCAGGCGGATCTGTTCAACATGCTTTGCCCCGGATGGCATCTGCGCATGAACATTCATGCGCAGGTAATCTACGCCCTCGGTGACACGCATCGACATTAAAGCCGCTTTGGCGTTTTGCTTTTGAATTCGCGGCTCTTGCCCTTGGCTATAACCCAGCCACTTTGCCGCTTCTCCCAGGTCAACTGGGAACGGGTCAGAGTTCAAATCGATAGCGTCAATCGTCATGTAGATTTCGGCTAGTTCCTTCTCCGACTCCCGCTGGGCCGATGCCTCGACCACCTGGGCGGTGTAGGCGGGGTCAATAGGCGGAACCGTGGAGATTTCAGTGGCGGTGACAGGGGCAGAATGCTCGTAATCAACAAACTTCATGGGCAAGCCCTTCGAGTTTTTAATCCCTGCGATGTACGGAAAAATCCGGTCTATAAGCTCTCTGGACAACGCCCCCCGCTTTACACTCCGCGTATATTCCTCGCGTAGGCGGTCATCGCCATTGATCGCCCTGTACTGGTCACAGGCAAACCTAAATGCCCTCAACAGGCTAGATGATTCGGCATAGACCGATTTCCCTCGACATTTGCTGTGATCCGTAAATCGGATCATTGCTACCAATTGTTCCGGAGTATAAAAAACTTCAGTCATCGTCCTTTGTTGGTTAGCGACAGATCAGTTCAAAAATAACACGATCAATCAATTAACTGAATTTGGTCTGAGCGCATATACAAAACAGGCTCTTTCCTAACGCGATGATCGGCATGATTTCGCCGTCCATCCCAATCGACCATGACGCCACCATCGGCGCGAATCGACACTACGATTCCAGCCCAGTCGTGAGAAATACGGCCCGGAACCCCTCGAACCTTGTCTCCACGTTTGTACGACGAATCAGCCATTGATTAACTCCTCTAGATCTCCGATCCATGCCGTAATTGTTTCGCCGTCAACGTCAACGCTGCACGACCAATTATCGCGAGTTCGATGAATCGCAATAATCATCCCCTGACAACCATATCCTTGAAAGCTCGCCGGATTTTCCCTGCGTGGATAACTCAACACCACTACTGCCCCCACAGGGATAGGCGGGGCCATATCCTCTGCTGATTCCACTCCATTGGAGATAGTGTCAGTAAATTGTTGATTGTCCTCAAAACCCTGAAACCCTTGATTTCTCGTATCCTTTAGCGTCGTGTCAGTAATTGAGTCAGATTCAGTCAGAGTATGGCTGACAGTTCGTAAGCCTTGATGCTCAAGGGTTTGGGTCGATTCAGTCAATGTGTCAGTGGAATTTGAGCAATGATTTTTATCAGCGTGATACGAAATCCGCTTATGCCCCTTAGGGCCGACCGACTCTTGAATCGTGCCCCAGCCGCCATCAGCTAGCTCCCTGAACAGTTGGAGGCAGAATGCAGCGGGTTTCATCCCCTCGGCCCTAGCTAGGCGGTCTACGCGGCTTCCAGCGGCCCCACGGGCAATGTCCCTAGGAGTGACGCCATCCCCGACGCAGCACGCCGCCTCCTGGATTTTGGCGAGCACTCCCTCTAGGCCGTCTGACGCGGACGCGCCCATCAGATAGTAAAAATGTCGTTGATAATGTTGGGCCATGTGATAGGCCCGTGCCAGTGTGTCGGCGGTCAACGTCTGCGGCGCTTTGGAGCGGTCGTAGTAACATTCCAGAGCATGTACAGCCATGGCTAGGCGTAGGGTGTGCCCTGCGAGTTTCAGTAGCCAAGGTTGGGCATTGCGAGTGGGCGCGGTTTGATTTTTGAAATTCTCTGCGACTTCCGTGAATAGATCGTCGGCTTCCTCCGTGGGGAGAATGGTCCCCCAGTCTGTGGAGTCGATGAACTGGTAGATTCGACCGAGTTCAGCCGGTAGCAAGGATGCGCCCTTGTATCGCTTGTAGGGAATTTCAGAAAGGACAACGCAAAGGAAGCGGCCTAGCTGGCCCTGGGCATCCTCCGATGTTTCAAACGTCTTGGCGAAGATGCCCGGTTGAATGCCACCAGCCAGTGAGAGGCGGGTGGCTTCCACGGCAAAGGATTTATCCTCGTCGGCCCGGTCTACTAACAAGCCCTTCCCGCCCCAGGTTTCTAGCAACATTTCGGGGCCGTCCCCTTTGCCATTGCTGTACTGAGTTAGCCCTTTAACGAAACCCGCGAACTCGTCTCGATAGGCCAAAACGCCATTATTTTCCTGGTCTGCCAACCTTTTCACAATCCCCTCGGGCGTCGATTGACTGATTAAATAACGGCGACATTTCGGCTTAGGGTCGGGCCGCACATCGTCGCTTTTGTCTTTGGCCTTGGCTCGTTCCTGTGCGGCCCAGTCCTCCACTCGAAGCTTCCAGTTTTCAAACTCCCGCAGATTTAGTTTCTCTAGCGGGGCCAGCACCAAATCGAGTGCCCTAGATTTTCCTGAGCCAGACTGACCGATTAGGAGCGACCATGCAACGTTAGGCTCCTTCCATCCACTCATATCCAGCCAGGTATCGCGGCCCATCAACGACAAGGTGGCTGGCAGCAAATATGCCCAGATCGCCATGGGGTCGATGCAATTCCGAGCGGCGTCGGTTCGGGCTAGTTTCGCCAACCGCTCTGGCAACCAATGAAATGGATCAAAACTTCCGGGCGTAGTCATCGCCCTAGCGAACCGCGTCCATTCCTGGTCAGTAATTAGGGCTTCCTCTGCCCCATTTTCAGAAATACTCCCCTTAGAATTCACTGACACATTGACTGAATCGACGAAACCCTTGCTATTGCTGGCTTTGAATGCGTCAGAGGTGGTCTGACTGATTGTGACTGAATCCCTGACTGAATGCCAGCCGTTCTTTTTTGCCAGATATCCCAGTGTTCCTAGGCCGCGCCCAGACCGCTTAAAGGAGGCCCATTTTTTAGAGCACACATCAGGCTCAAAATTAGTGGCCCCGGCGCTCCATGACTCCCATTCAGGGAGTAGGTCGGCGCTGGCGCTGTGGAGAGCCATGCCGATCTGTAGCCAGGTGTCGTAGTCCTCCGCAGGTGGGATGGCCGCTAGATATTCCCGCGCCCAGTCTCCATCGGTCATTGCTGCGGGTCGGGCTGCGGGTCGGGCCGCTGGGCTAGTCTGCGAAGGCTTGAGCATTTGTTCAATCATCCATAGCGGGGCAGTTGTGATTGCGTCGGCGTCGTGCAGCCAGTGATAGCCCGCCGTGGATGGATGCGCGCCCATCACGACGGACTGACAACCAGACCATCGAAATTCGAGCTGCTCTGCCTTTCCGTCGTCGCCCTGTTGACCGGTCGGGATCTTGTGAGTTTGAATGTCCGACCAGAACATTTCGGGGACGTGATAGACGTACTGAGCACGGCCATTGCGGCCACTGCTAATCACTAGGGTGGAAGGGAGTGCATCCTCGACAGACTCCCCAGACAGGCGGCGCACCAGCTCGGCGCAAGAGGGGCCGTCGTGGTCAACAAACAACAAACCGCCGCTGGGTACCCCGCAAAGGACACCGACGGCGTGGCAGCGCCCCTGACTAATCTCTGTGGAGATCTCGGCCTTAGTCAGGGGTGATTTTTGCCAGCGCTTCTGATAGGGTTGCTTGCGCTTCCCACAGGCGACAAGCCCCCATTGGGGCGGCAGTAAATCGAGGTTGATCGCCCCTGCTTTCAATGTTTCCATTCTTTTCGCTCCATTTGTAGATAACGGGTGCAGCGTATCCCGCATTTTGCTACAATAGAGCAAAAGGCGGGGTTGAGTCGGATCTCCTTGTGTCTTTTTTCAGCCCTTCTCCAGTAGCTAGCTGGGGGAGGGCTTTCAAAATTATATCACTGCCCCACCGTGTTACCCTAGGGGATATCTCCTTGTGTTGGTGTGCCCCTGCCCTTGGCAGGGGTTTTATTTTGGGTCCTCCGGCTTCCTGCGTGGTCGCCGAAAGCCACCATGTGAGTTAGGGCTCCCGATAGTGCACGAGAACCCGCACGGACGGCAGCAGTAGCGCCGAAATCCCGCACGGGTGCGCCCGTTGCCCAGCATGACGTTTCCGCACACTGGGCAAGAGGGGTTTGCATTGTTGGGTTTTCGCATAGAGAAAGCCCCGGCGTTTGCCGGGGCGGCTGGTGATTATTTGGCTTGGGCTCGCAGCTTGTTTCCCCAAGCAATCATCGACTGGGCATAAATACTGTTGCCATTGCTGGCAAAGTCCAGGTCGTGGCCGTAGGCCAGGACTTTGTCTGAAAGCTCCCGATACCCCTCGGGAGTCTTGGGGGCCAGGATTTTGATGTGTTTGGCCCAGTGGTGAAATTTCCGGGCCTCAAGGCGCGATTTTGTTTGGCGAGCGTAGTTTTTGGCTTCTTCGATGCTTTCGGTAAGCATCGAGGGCACCATTTCGGTGCCGTTCCATGTTTTGACTGGGGTGATTACTGCGTAGGTGGTCATGGTGTGTCCTCTCAGGTATGTCCCATTATAAACACACTTGGAGTTGTGTTGTCAAAAAATATCTGGCACAACTTACTGGCACAACAAAAAGCCCCGGCGGGTGGCCGGGGCTGCGGTGTTAGGCGAGTAGCCCTAACTCTTTGAATTTGAACAGTAGATAATCGTCAGTGATTTCAAGAGGTAGTCCAAGGCGTTCCTTGGATTCTTGAGCCATCCCCCACAGTTGGCATAGAAATACATTTTCATCCATGCCTTGTTCAAATTTAGCCCGGTAGATATCTTCAATTTGACTGCGATGGCTGGCTAAGTAAATCGAAACCTTGTTTCCATAATGCCAGATTTTGATGTATTCAAATTCCCCGGCATTTACTTTAGCTAGGAGTCGGCGACCTTTGCGGATGGCAGGTGGCACATCGTTGGGAAGGAATTGCCCACCCTTGTAGAATTTTTCGTAAAGGACTCCATCAGTAATCGTGGTGCCGCCCTTCGGTGCTTTAGCCATGATGTGTTCTCCGTGTTCCCCTCAGGTATGCCCCATTATAAACACACTTGGGAGAGGCCGTCAACTGGTTTTGCCAGATTTTTGCCAGCTTGGCGGGAAATAGCCGAACTGCTACAATAAATAGCCCCGGCGATGTTGAGAGCATCCCAGGGCCTGAGTTCACTAGAAATGGTAATGAACCATGAATATTGTACGAGCTGAACGTGTTGATTTTCAAGTCGCTCCAGGAGTGTTTCTGGAGTTTTACCGCCTGCCCAGCGGAGAGAAACGTATCGGGCTGACCAGCGCCGCACTGGTTTGTGGGCATCGCAAGGAATTTTTTAACAGGTTACACTCTGGCGCTCCAAAACGACTAGAAGCCTTGCAGGGCAAGGGTTTTACAGGTTGCACTTTGCCTGTTACTGTTGGTGATCGTGGGCAGGGTATTCGAGGTGCATCACGCGCCGAGACCCTAAGCCTGGAGGACTTTCGGGCATTTGTCCGGTTTTCAGCATTTGACCTAGGCAAAAAGCCCGCGATGGCCATTGCTGATGCGTTGATGGGCATCGCCGTCGAGACGATTGCCAAACAGGCGTTTGGAGAAGAGGCGCTGACGCTGGCAGAGATTCGCTCGATCCTTTGCAAGGAATACGCCAAAACCGTTAATTGGCTGGACGAAGATCGCAGCGATGCGCATGAGATTGACGAGCACCTGTTGTTTTTGCATGTGCTCTAATCCCCAACAAAAAGCCCCGACGGGTGGCCGGGGCTGCGGTGTTAGTCTTCATCTTCCCAAGCGTCGAGCTCCTCCTGGAAGAGCTCAGCAGCCTCTTCCAGGTAGGAGGTTAGCTGTTCAACGGCCTCTTTGCTGGCGGAGGCCCTGAAAACTTCGATCATGGCCTGGATTCGGCCCAGCTCCAGCATTTCTTGCGCTGTTAAATTCATGGTTAAAAGCTCCGTTCAGGACTCCCTTATATAAACACACTTGGAGTTGTGTTGTCAACTAGCATCAGGGAAAAATCCTTGATTAGGCAGCGTCCTTGTCGTAGGCTTTGCGGTGGGGCTGAGTCGTTGATGATCCTCGCAGCTATCGCCGTCCGGCCCGGTCGGATGCATGGCACAGACCAGGATAACGCCGCCATGCGTTCTGCCGTACAAGTGACGGCAGGTCACGCAAAGGGGGTGGAGCTTTGGAAAACTTGGGAATGGAATAATCATGATTTTTCTACCTCAAAAATCGAATCGTAAACCTGACGACCATGAACCGGAATGGCGTCTTTTAGATAGGCCACACGGCCTATTATGGGATGCGGGCTAACCCGAATGCGGTCTGCCCATGGCCCTAGTTTTTTCCACATGGTTGTTTTGTGGAATTGGTCGCAGGGGCCGATAAATACCACGCGGCCCCCACCATGGATTAGATCGAGGCCATGGATTAGAAACTCCGTCCATAGCGAGAATGGCGGATTCCCAATGACCAGATCGGGGCGAGGATATTCGCCTAGATCTATCGCCAGGAAATCTGCCAACATCCATTGATGCTGACCATACATTTCCGCGCCGATGCTGCATCGACAGGAATTCTGCTCAATGCATAGCGCCCCGTTGGGCAGATAGGCTGCGACTCGTCCCGTCCCAGCGCTGGGCTCGACAATAAACCGATCATCGGCCCTGACCATAGCGGCGACCCGCTTAGCGAGATCGTCGGGCGTCTCCCAATCATCGCTAGTTTCCCAGGTGGTCGGGGGCGTTGCAATTAGTTCGAGTTGATCCATCAAATCTGTGCTCAAAAACAACAAAAGCCCCGGCGGCTGGCCGGGGCAGACATTGATTACTTCATTGGCTTTTCGGTGCTTTCAGGGCTGTAGAACGGGCACAGCCCAGCGTGATCCGGCCCGAGCTGCTCAAGGTCAGCTTGGGCTCGGAGAGTGCAGATCTGCGAGCGCTTCTGCGGCCCCCACGGGGAAGCCACAACGGTTTCTTGCCGCCAGTAGCGACAGTCGAGGCACGAAGTTCTAAAACACATCGTCGTTAATCCCCACGTCGCGGCCCGGCCCCCACTGAGTGATTTCCCAGTCCGGGGCGATTTCCGCCACGCGCCCGGGGATGAGCCCGGGGCATTCAATCTCGATCTTTAGCAACCGCTGGTCGTAATCCGTCCAGTGATCCCACTTGCCTGGGATCACCTCCTCGGCTACCTCCGTAAAGGTAGCGACCTCTACATCCCACCAACGAGCCATACTTGTTCCTCAATCAGGATATTGCTATACTAGCATAGTAGTGTAGCAATAGGATAGATGCTTGCGAATAAAACTGAGAGAGTTGATGGATGCCCGTGGATGGACGGCGGCTGCGGTCGCCGAGGCTACCGGGCTAAATCTAGCGACCATTTATCGGCTGCGGGAACAGTCGGTCGCTAGGCTAGATGAGCGTTCCCTAGTCCCCTTGGCTAGGGCGTTCAATGTCAGTCTGGATGAGTTAGTGGAGTTGAATGATGATTGACGACGAATTACTGATTGAGCTGGCCCAGCAGTACGGCCAGCAATGCCTAGCCGAAAAGCGGCTGGCGTCGCAAACCGCGTTTTCCCGGTACTGCGGAAAGTGCCCTTCATGGTTCCGGTCGAGCCCCGGTCGCCGCCGGGATCTGGTTTTTCGTGAATGGACAAAGCTGGGTCTGGGGCTGAGCCCAGCAGGCGATCATCGGCGACCAAAGCTGCGGCCTGAGTTCCCCACTGGATATCCTGTGGGAGACGATTTGCTAGGGATCCTCAACCATCCTGGACGACTCCGAATGTTTTGCAATCTCGCCCAGAGCGGTGGGATTGAGACCGCGTTACGCTATGCAAAGGTGACATTCGAGCGCATTTATGAACACAGTGAATCTAGTTAATCGCCTCGCCGCCACCATTGAGGCGGCGTCTCCGCAGACGCTGGAACTGTTCAGCCGCGCATTGTCGGGCGTGGCCTCGGAGACGCCCGGAGACGCACAGAAAATGTGGCGAAGTTTGGCCAGTGAAATGTTGTCACTGGCCTACGAACGGAGGAGAACATGAGAGTTTTTGCCATCGATCCCGGCCCAACGCAGAGCGCCTGGATCATCCTGGACAATGGGAAAATTCTAGATTTTGCCATTGTCCAGAATGAGGCGCTTATCGAGTTGCTTTCCCGAACATTCGGAATTCCCCGAACATTCGGAACGGATCTGTTCGCAATCGAACAGATCCGCTCCTACGGGATGACCGTAGGGGCCGAGGTGTTTGAGACCTGTGAATGGTGCGGTCGAATGGATCAGCAGATCCGCATTAGCCATGGCAAAAAGGCGGTTTTTGTCCCTAGGCAGGACGTAAAACTGCATCTATGCCATTCTCCCAGGGCCAATGACAAAAACATCAGACAAGCGCTAATTGACCGCTTAGGCCCGCCAGGGACTAAGAAAATTCCCGGCCCAACCTACGGCATAAAATCGCATATCTGGGCGGCTTTGGGAGTAGCGATTACTGCTGCTGATAAATACGAGGACAATGATAATGCAACACATCGATAGTTTCAGTGTATTCCTAAATCGGGCCGCAAAGAGCCGACTCTTAAGCCACGAAGACGAGATTCATTTAGGTCGCCAAGTTCGGGCGTGGCTCGACAATCCCGAGCCCGATGATGCGACCATCAATCAAGGCCAGAGGGCAAAAAAACGCCTAATTCAATGCAATATTCGTCTGGTCGTTCATGTCGCTAAAAGTTATCAAAAGCGTGGCCTTGAGATTCCAGATCTAGTCCAGGAGGGCTGTCTTGGCCTCCATCGCGCAGCGGAATTGTTTGATCCATCCAAGGGCTATCGGTTCTCAACCTATGCCTATCCATGGATACATCAGGCGATACGGCGCGGCATTGAAGTGCAGGCTAACAGCGTCCGACTCCCGAACCATGTCCATGAGTTGCTAACATCAGCTCGCAAAGAATCAGCGTTATTTGCTAAAGCCAACCGGGGCAAAAAACCGACGCTTCGGCAATTAGCAGAACGCTTGGTCGAGGTAGGCCGCCTAAAACCTCCGGCCTACTATCCCAAAGGCACAGATCCGATGGAACTTGCCATGGACAAATTGACCCATGCGTTCCAGATTTCTCGAAGTCTTTATAGCCTTAATGCCATCCTCCCCAACATGGATGAACAGTTAGAGGTTGTCGATGCGCTCTACTGTTCTGGGCCACGCCCCGAGGATGCGGCGTTAACAGCAGCTCAGGCCGAATTAGTCATTGAAGCGATGGATATTTTGCCGGACGATGAGCGGGAAATACTGGTCGAATTTTTTGGCCTAGACGGCTGGCCACCCCGGACAATGTCGGAGATCGCCAGAAGGCATGGGGGCGATTTTGCGGAGGCGCGGGGGAAGGTTCGACGCATCCAAAGTCGCGCAATTCGGCGACTTCGACGCTGGATTGATGCCGACGCCATTGATTTAATTCAGGAGGCATAATAATGCAAAAACCTATCAGCAACCTTAGTGAATTACTAATTCAGGCGAAAGCGTTGCAATCAGATCAGAAACTTCAAGCGTTGTTGGATCCGTATCCTGTCCCTAAATACTGGTCGGCCTATACAGTGTTGTTCTGTTACAAAAAACAACATCAGCTGTATCAGGATGCCAGATCCCCTGACGGCAAAAGGCTTTGGCGTGAGGCCATTGAGAGATTAGAACCCCTCGTCAAGGCGATTGCGAATTATCTAGAGGATTCAGTGAATTAGGATAATAAGCAACCTGAACCAATCACACAGAAAAACCCAGGGTTTTAATGCCCTGGGTTTTTTTTGTTTGCCGTGGCTAGAAATCGATATCGTCAGGGTTGATCGACATCGGCTGATTCGTCGCCTCTTCGGACTGTTTTTTCAGCCGGAAGGGGTCTTGAATCAAACCCAGAATTTCGGGGTCTTTCAACAACTCAAACATCATGAGCTGCTGAGCTTCGCTCAGCGGTTTTGCGCCCCCTTGGAGGGTAAACATGACGCCCATGGAGGTTTCCCCGCTGAGCGAGGACGTGAACTTTTTAGGCGTGGCTACCAATGCCACGCTAACCAGGTGGGTCAGCGAAACACCACGCCGCCCGAAGTGGGCTTGCAGCGCCTTATTCAAGTCGGCTAGCGACTTAAAGTCGGGGTCGCGCTTGTCCCCGGTCACTAGGCAGGTTTTGTTGCTCTTCAGTTTTAATGTGAAGAGCTGCGGAAGGCCGTCGCCGTCTAGCAACAGCTCCCCATCCGGCAACAGCATTGCCAAAGTTAGGCGAGTAATGGTGACCTTGCGAGTCCCCGCTAGTCGTTCCCCCCGTTGAGGATAGCCAATTTCCCCGGTCTCCCGGTTCAAAAGGTAAAGGCGAGGAACGCCCAGCACCACCCAGCGGCAGCCAGAGGGGAGGGCGAACATGGTCAAATCGTCGGCTCCGTAGTTGACCACTACGGCTTCGCAGAGCCCCGCCATGGGGCTATCTGGGGAAAGCATATCGAAGCTTTCTTCGGACAGGCAGAGGCCGATCTTTTCCCCCATGCGGGGCTGGTAGCTGGTGGCCTGCAATGCCGGGAGGGAAGGCCCGGACTCTTCCATTGCAACCCCGTAGGCGGCGTTGATTCCGTCGTAAATGCTTGAATTATTCATTGCTTGTGTCCTTGCTTGTGTCTTTGTTTTTTCGGTGGTCTTTCCAGCGGGTTATGTCCGCTCGATGTCTTTCAATGCGTTGGCTACTGACGCCTTGCCTTCAATGTAAGCTTTTCGGGTAGCCTCATCGGTTTCTTCCGATGAAAGATATATTGCGTCGGCCATGGCTTCTAGCCAGGCCACCACTCGGAGAATCCTATTGTCCATAGTTATCCCTTTTTCGCCTTTTCGGTGGTCGTCCCACAGGTCGGCCTGTGGGTTCGTGGCTGTTTCGGCCACAATCCCTGCACCGCCAGCGTTGGGAGCCGTTGTGCTTCCCATTGCGGACGGTGCGCCGACTGTGGCAGTGTTTACATTTCAATCTTCAAACCATGCCCGGATCGCGGCCCGGATTACGCGGATATTGCCTGTTACGATGAGGTGGAATTTGGCCTCGATAATGCCCTCGATATCGGCGGGGCTGATTTCGTATCCCATAAATTCGGCTTGTTCTCGGATCAATGTCCGCATGATGTGTCCTCAGTGGTTGTTTGTGGTTTGGCTGCTGCTATTCCAGCCTGTCACCCTATTTATATCCCGCCGGGGGGCGGCTATGTGTTCTATATTATCTCCCCTATTTCGCGTTGTCAACCCTATTTCCCAAAATATTTTTGAGGGCAAACAGGGTTGACCGGGGATGCTACAGGCCGTAAATCCAGGAGACTACGCGCCTCCGTGGATAATTCGCGGCCACGTAGGCCATGGCCTGGGTTTCCGACGGGCAACGCAGCTCAATGCGTTGGCCGTCGGATAGAATCGCTCCAACAATCATTTTGTCCTCCTCTAGAATTGCTCGTTGGCAATGCGGCGGATCGTCGCCAATTCTCCCTGCGTGGCCGGGGATGGGTCGGCGATCCGCTCTAGTCGAGCCCAATGCAGCAACAGCGGGTTGATGCTGGGCTTCGGTTTGCGGGTCAGGGCGGCGCGTTTCATCGGCCTGTGCCACGTCCGCTGTCATCGACAGCGTTGTAAAGCGCCTGAGCTCGGCGGATGGCCTGACGCCAGGTTAGGCGGGGATCCGCCGCCTGGATTTTTTTGGCCACCTCAAACAAAATCGTCATAGTGTCCTCATAGTGTTTTCGTCGATTTGCAGTGGGCAGTTTTTCGCCGTACCCAGGGCGGGGATTTAGGATAGGGCCGAGATCATTTCGGCCTTGGTCAGGTGGCGGCTGGGGCCGTGGGCATTCCGCCAGCGGACCCCGGCGGCCTGACACTGGCGCCGCAATTCGGCGCTCGTCACAGTGGCCCCGCCGACGGGGATCACCCGCACAGCCACGGGGGGGGCCATCGTCGCGGGCTGTACCATTTTGTTAGGCTCAACAAAATGGTTCGGCTCCACCATATTCCCGGCGTCGGGAACATGGTCAGCGGTAAGGCTGGCCTGAACGTGGCCTTCGGCCCAGGCGGCGGGAATATGGTGGAGCCGAACCGCCGACCAAAACGCTAGCTGGCCCAGAGCGATGGCCATGCTACCGATCCAGCGGTAGGTTTGGCGGGCTTCAGTGCCGGTCAGCACATCCCAGGTCAGCACACCCCAGCGGGCGGCGGTCAGAACAGCAGGGATGGTCATTACTGCCAGGGACTCGGTGGCCCCGTAAATGAACGCATTGCGAGAAATTGTGGATTGCATTGTCTGTCCTCTAGTGTGGTGGTTGTATGCCCCGTTGTAGCGCTGGGGCCTGTTGTTGTGGCCGCTGCTTTTCCGGCCCGTCACCCTATTTTTATCCCGCCGGGGGGCGGTGTCAGGCTGCGTTGCCTGCCCATGTGTTCTATATAAACACACTTGCCTTATCGCGTCAACTCTATTTTACATATCGTTACAAAGAAAAATCCCTAGACGTTGATCTAGGGATTTTGAGAATTATTCAATTGTTTCCCAAGCTATCCGCTCAGCGTAAGCTTTGAGCTGAGCGGATAAGCGCCGGGGCACTTTGATTTGAACCAGGTCGCCCCGGTCGCCGGGGGGATAGGGAGAAATCCCCCGCCCACCCCGCCGACCGATTACGATTTTGGGACAGGGATAATTTGCCCCATCTCGAATCCTTTTTTGTGGCTTTGCACCACCACAGCACCGCCAACAGCAGGGGCCATAATGGCAACCCACGCTGTTGGATGGAGGTGGTGAGCGATTGCACAGTACGCCGGAATTGGGAGCCGACCGCTCAGGATTACTCCTAAGTGCGGCGGGCATTCCGGGAACTGTGCGATTAGGTGCGGCAGATCCGCGAAATCTAAAACGCCATCTCCAGGGATGGCCATTTCGACTAGGGTGGCCCCTTCAAGGGGGGTTACTCCGTATTTAATCATCACAATCTCCTTTTGATTGTTAATTTTTGAACACGCAGGGCTTTACCTGCTGGGCTTGAGAACGGGTGGTTAGCGGTGGTCAGCCCAACGCCCTACACCATTGGAGTAGGAGCTATCGTAGTAAACTTCGTCTTCAACCTCCACTATTTGAGAGGTTGGTTCCTCAAACTGTTCAAGGGTGTATCCTTCTGCGGAGAACGTGATCCGCTCGAACAAGCCATGAAATTGTTCAACAGTCGCCATTTGATAATGGTCGTTATACTGATCTATCCGTTTACGGCGGATAGTGACATTTTGCTTTTCGATAAGCCGTGTAAACACGGCATATCCATTTTCTGTCTCTTGCGGATATGCAGGGCATTCAAATCCCAGCTTTTCTGCAAGTTTTTTGGCTTGATAATGGTTGTGCTTGCGTGGGGCATAACTTAACGTTTCCGTTTCGCCCCAGCTATATCCCATTACAAATTCATTAACTGCTACAAAAACCATATTCTTCTCGCCGCCCCTCTTTCCGGCGTACCCTGCCCACCGCGCAGGTTTGGGGATTTTTGTGGTGGCTGAATGCAGGGCTTTACCTGCGGGGCTTGATATCGTTTCAGCAGGGCGTTAGCAAAAACGCCACTGCTTTGCGGTTTCCGAGAAATACAGATTCTCGGGATCGTGCTTAGCACGCTCCGCGAGGTCGGGTTTGACCTCCACGCGGATTTCTTTCACGGTGTACGTGAGGTCGGCGGCAGGCACCTTGGCCGCCTCGCCGACCTGGTCGCACTGTCGAACCCGGTAGGTTACGATCTCATGCTCCGGCATTTCCGACGCCGGATAGCGGCGAATCACCACTCCGCCGGGGTTTCCGTTACCGGGCTTCCATTCTTGAATGTTCATGATTTTGTCCTCCAACCATAATAGAAAATGGTGCGCCGGGACGGGTTTCACCGTTGCCCATCTAGAGGCCCGTTCTCTGATATTCCACAGAGCGCCTCTTTGTATTATCCAGAGCGGTTTATTTCCGCCCCGACGGCTAGGGTTCCACATCGCCATAGTCACCCTTGAACCATGTCCCTAAGCCACGGTCTGGAGTGGATACCAGCAGCACCTAGGACTTTGGTCAGTAGTTTTACGTCATACTCCGGGACGGGCGCTTAGGCCGCTTCAATGGCAGATTTAAGCTCGGGGGACAGGGTGTCCCAGTTTTCCTTGATCCAAACCCAGGCTTCCGCCTGGGCGAGAGCCCAAATGTGGATCATGGTCTCCCGCTTCTGGGCCACTAGATCCTCAAGGGAGGAGACGGCGGGGACCGTGACGGGCTCGGGCTTGGTGTGGGTAGCACCCCTTACGGGGTGCTCCCACCACTCTCGGTCCGGGATAATTCCCCCTCCCCTCTCACCGATGCCGTCGGAAGATGTGCGGGTAGCGGCCCTGCCCCCGCCTTTCTTGAAATGCCGCTCCCACAGATGGAGGTCGGCGTTCCACTGCTCTTGGACAGCAGCTCTTTCCTCTTGCTGGCGGAGAGCAAACTGTGCGGAGCGAAGGCATTCAGCTTCTTGCTCATCGGTGAGCACAATAGAATTCCACTGCTCTTGGAGAGCAGCTTTCGTGACCTCGCTGGTGAGTTCATCGCCGCTTGCAGCCCAGAACCCATGGGAGTTGCAGTTCCCTTCTGCGGGGAACTGTTTCCCATTGACGACTACCACGGGGTCGTCGTCTTTGTTGAACCGGAGAAGAATGTTCATGTTGGTGTCCTCTTGTGTGGGTGGTGTTTGGGCTTTGTGCAACCGCTGCACTGCCCATGAACAATACTGTAAACGGTTCCCCTCAAACTGTCAACACTTTACGGCAAAGTTTTTTGAAAAAAAATGCCCCGTGGGATCGGGGCGACAAACCTGTGGCTTACGCTGTCCATTCTAGGGCTGCTGGCGGTCGATGGCCAGTCGCTCTAATTGGCCCAGGGCGGCCATTACGCGCCGCCGTTGGTCGGCGCGGACATTCATGGGTCGTCCGCCTAGTGCGGCGCGGCTGGCCTCTAGGGCAGCGATGCGAGCCTCTATCAATTGTTCCGGCGTGGGATCGTAGGTCGCCAGGGAGTCCACAAAACGCAGGCCAGCGTCGGGCGATTGAGTGTAGCCGTCGAGGGCCACTACCAGGGCTGCGCTCGATAGCGGTTCGCCAAACCGCGCCTCAGACTGTGACTGGATCCGAGGAATCGCACGTTCGCGCAGCACCGCCAGCCATTTACGATCTGCCTCCTCGGGGCTGGCCGCACAGTGTTGATAGCTAAACGAGCCCTGATTTTTGCAGCGGCCATTTTGCAATGGATCATCGTGGCCGTGGTAGGCGTCGGTGGGATTTCCGTTGATATCGCGGGTTCCCTCCGCTCTCCCAATGGCCCGTTTCAGCACTGCGTCTGTGACCTCCAATGGTGGGGCCGGTGGCGGCGGTGGCGGGGCCGGTGGGGTTGCTTTTGCATACAACGTATCCGCCGTTTTCAGGATCAATTCGCCAGGATTGCAGAATCCATAGCTCTCCAGCTCCTCGTAGGTTCGATGGACAGACCAGGATTTAGGCGTGTCCAGTAGATGCCGACCATCGAGATACCATCCGTCCATTTGGGCATCGTTGACGATACTAGGCCCAGGCGTCACAGTCCAACATCCTGATAGACCGGGCGCGGGATTGCTGGCGATAATCAGGGCTGCTCCAAGGGGTTCAAACACAGGCTACTCCATAAAATCGTAGGGATTGAGCGCGAAATGCAAAACCTCGACGGGAGGATAGACCCGCTGGCCAGCTTCCTTTACTCGATAGTCAAGGTGGGGGCCAGTGCCTAGCCCACTGGCCCCGGTCACTGCAAACACATCTCCCAGTGGGCGATCACCGGGGAAACACTCCGATAGATGGAGCCATTGATGCAGAATTCCGGCGTACCAAAATTCCGCCACGTTGCCGCCGCCGTTGCGGTCGTAGCGGCAGGCCACCGTCACCGCTGCGGGAGTAATCAGCGTCACGCCTGGGGGCGTTGCAACGTCGATCCCCGCATGATAGGTCGAGCATCCCGCGCAGGGTTTGGGACGCGGCCCGAACCCACTGCTGACCCGATACGGCCCAATCGGATCGCCGATAGCAACAGACCGGGTTTCAATCGTCGGCGCGGCGATCTTCGCATCGCAGAATCCATACGATTCGAGTTCTGCATAAACTCGAACTGTGTGCCATTGCCGGGGAATGTCGAGCAGATGTCGATCCACCAGATACCAGCCTACGGCGTCATCCCCGTCGATGGCTGGCCCTGGCATAACGTCTGTGCATCGGGGCAATAGTGGCAGTGGGTCTGCAATCGCGGCGCTCGCCACCAGCAATGCACCCCCCGCAATGGATAGGCGTAGTCCGATTTGTTGCATACTGAGTCCTCCGTGTTGTTTTTGCCGCCGCCCCGAAAACTCTGATAAACTAACTATTAATGGTTTACCTTGAAACGGGACTCGCCCCCAGGATGAAGCAAAGCATCCTGGGGTTTTTATTATTAACCCACATTTCAACCCCCGTCATCACCGCAGCAGTGGCGGCAATAACGGGGGTTGGCAGACTAGGTTAGGTTTGGTTGTCAAACATCGAACTCTGTCAACTGCCGTATGCAATTGAAACAGATATGGATGCTTCCGTACTCCCCTTCCGACGTATCGGAAGATATGCCATTAGACATATTTCCGCATACGTCGCAAAGAGATGTTTGAATCCAAATCTCTTTCCTCCTATTGAAATTAGCCGTATTACGGCTCAGTCTTATGTCGCGCATCTTTCTCCTAGGTTTCTGAGATTGCCCAGCGCCACCTCGATGGCATCTAGCTGGGCTTCATGATAGGCCCGGTCACTCCCCGAAATGGGAGCTTCGGGTCGATGAACAATCAGCCGCTTCCGGGCGATGGCCCGGATAAGGCCGCTGACGTTGGGTCTGCCTCCCCAGAGGATGCCGAACTGTTCAGCCAGAGCATCCAGTTCGGCCTTTTCCTGTGGGGACAGGGATAACGTGATAGCTTGCATCACTCAAACTCCCGAAATGTGCCCATGTGGGGCACTGCGTTCCGGGCGTCGGCCCGCCGCATCTCGGCGGCAAACCTAGCAGCGAACCGGACAGCGGCGCTGTCGCTGCGGAATGATCGCGACTCCTTGTAGGAGTTTTGGCCATCGCTGAAGATGTACGTCACCACCGGGGGGGTGACTTTTAGGGTGCCACACACTCGTTCTCCGACGGTGGAGAACCAGTGCGCATCGTTAATCCACTCGAAATAGTTGGGGAGATTCATGCTTCGTCGTTAATATCGCAAGCTTGGCAATATAGCAGTGCGCCTTCAAAGCTGGCAGGACGAAAGGTGACAGTCTTGCCACCTACACGCTCTGTCCACACAACCTCCCGGTAACCATTTCGGATCGATTCAAACTCTGAATCCTCAGAGAGAACGAACAATTCAACCAACTGTCCGCTTGAACGGCCCCAAACACAGCCGTGTTCGTCCCGTTCAATATGGTCAATAATCAGCCTCTGCAAGGGGCGCTGGGGAATCTCGGCCCCCCAGTCACTCGGGTCAATGCCATTTCCAGCGTCGTCCATGATGGCCCCGGCATATTGGCCATCAGTTCCAACAAAATAGGAAAAAGAAAAGTCGGTTTTCATTAGAATTACCTTGTTCGGTTTACATAAGGCTAGGGCGTCGTCCCCTGCCTTGTTTTATTTATAGTCGATTTCCCCGATAGTGTCAACAAACTTTTTTGAAAATGTCCCAACCCCGCGAAATCAGAGAACTGACGCGCCGCCATCGGGCAGCGCTGGCTCGACTCACAGCCGATGCATTGCCAGCCCAGACCCGCACTGACGTACTCGTATTGGCTGAGACCTATCAAAGTCTCCTGAACGATTACATTGCTCTCCACGAGGCAGTGGGCCGCGTTGTGGTAGGATGAATGTCTCAGGATATTCCGCCCCGGTTTGCGCCGGGGCTTTTTGTTGCTTTCGCGACAACGCAGCCCTGCCACTGTGCTACTCTGCCAACGAAACTATGGAGGATTTTCTTTATGCGTCGATGCGAAATCTGCACCGCTGTCCATGACCCAGACCAGCAAGCGTTCCTGGTCGCTTATGGGCCACCAGTGTCCGAGCTAACCGCTAGCTCTCGATGGTGCCAGTATGCGCGCCAAAGGGGGCGTCAGGGCTGCATCAATCCTTGCAGGGCAATTGACCATGCAGAGACCTTGTCGGGCCGTATGGATGCCCTAGAGGCCCGGATCGCCTCGATGCATCCCGAAGTTCGGGAATGTCTCAACGATTAGGCCCGGACGGACAAGATTGGAAAAGCCCCGGCTTTCGTCCGGGGTTATTTTTTGTCCATCCTTTGCATACTGTGCACTGTATACAATGCCTCTATATATAGATAGATATAAATAAATTCATAGTCTTTTATTTACCTCCATCTTTGGACAGTAATCAGTGTCAGCAGTTGTCAGCGCATTGTCAGCAACTGTCAACATAGCGTCAACAGTCTAAAAGCCATGCGGGACAAGGCTTTGGGCAGTATTGTCAGCAGTGTCAGCGGTTTTTGATGGTTTCGTTTTTTTAGTCAGTGATTATTGGATGGACTCTCTAGGGGAAAATCAAAATATCTATATAAGATTTTGCTGACAGTGTTGACAGTTCTCTGAAAGTCCCGCCGCCACTGGTTTTGAAACTGTCAGCAGGGTTGCTGACAGACTGTTGACGCATTGTTTTTTGCTGACACTGTTCCTCCTGGCTAAAATGGAGATTAGCGCGTGACGCTGCGGCATCCCCGGCCTGTGTCCTCAGTCGGGGATGCTGTTACCTCAAGTTTTGCAAGGAGTCTGGCTGTGATCAAACCGGATTGGTGGATCCGAGAACGCGCTGAAAACGACGGCATGATCTGGCCGTTCACCCCCACATTGATTAGGGCCGTCGCCTTAGACCGCGATGGTCAGCAGGATCGCCCCGTGATTAGCTATGGCCTCAGCAGCTACGGATACGATATTCGACTATCGCCGTTTGATTTTCGGATATTCCGCCACATCCCCGGCACTGTTGTAAATCCTAAAAAATTCAGCGCTAGCAACGTCGAAAAGGCCGATTTGCATCATGACGAATATGGCGACTACTTCATTCTGCCAGCGCATTCCTACGGCCTTGGCGTGGCGATAGAACGCCTCGAAGTGCCCGAAAGCATCACCGTGATGTGTATCGGGAAATCGACCTATGCCAGAGCTGGAATTATCGCCAACCTAACCCCTGCTGAAGCGGGATGGAGGGGACATTTGACGCTAGAATTTTCCAACGCTTCCAGCGCCGATACTCGAATCTATGCCAACGAAGGCGTTGTCCAACTGTTGTTTTTTGAAGGCGAGCCCTGCGAAATTAGCTACGCAACTCGACAGGGAAAATATCAGGATCAGAAGGAAGCTGTGACACTGCCCAAGGTTTGACATGTTGACGTTGGAGCGAGAATTTAGAATCCACGCCTATCGACATCATCTAGCCAAGCTGTCCCGCGACCTGCTGGAACAGCAGTTTTTGATGTTGCTAGAGGAATATCTAGCACTGTGTGATTATTTGGAAATTCCCGCTGATGATCGCTAGCCCTGCACCACGGCTATAAATTTATGGTTGATTGATGCCGAACACCAAATCTAGATCCGCATCCGTAAATCCGAGCTGAGCCTTAACCTGATTCAAAATTGGATCATTGCGATGGACGGTCGTTGAATATTCCCAGAGAATCTTCGCTTGCTTGGGCATATCCGGGCTGTCCATCGCCGTTTCAACCTGTTCGAGTAAATCATTTGATAGCAAGGAAAGCCGAAAATCGGCCATGTGCAGTTTGGCTAATTGTCGCCAAAAATCCTCAGGAGAATAGGCAATTTCCCCGTCCGGCAATTCATCGGAACGAACTTGAACAATTCCCTGCTCATCCCATTTTTCGTAGACACTATCAACAGAAACCCAAAGCATAATTAAACTCCTAAAGCTTATTGAAAAATGGACTGAGTGTAATGTTGCTGTCTAGTGAAACATGACTCCGGGTAGCTGCAATCCTAGCCGTAGTAGTGTTGAGAGGGACACAAAAAACCCTGCCATCAGGCAGTAAAACTCCTCCAATGTAGGCATCACTACCCGGATATGTTCCTGATGGAGTAATCAATGTGTTGGTTGCAGGATCATAAATCCTAGCTGACGTAGCCTTCTGGGGAACACAAAACACTCGTCCATCAGGCAGCAAAACTCCGCCGTGGTAGGCATTAATCCCCGGATAGGTTCCTGCTGGCGTTGTCAGCGTATCGGTTACAGGATCATAAATCCTAGCTGACGTAGCATTGTGGGGAACACAAAACACTCGCCCATCAGGCAGCAAAACTCCTCCAGCGTAGGCGGTACTTCCCGGATAGGTTCCTGTTGGAGTTGTCAGCGTATCGGTTACAGGATCATAAATCCTAGCTGACGTAGCATCAGTGGGAACACAAAATACTCGTCCATCAGGCAGCAAAACTCCTCCAACGTAGGCGGTACTTCCCGGATAGGTTCCTGTTGGAGTTGTCAGCGTATCGGTTACAGGATCATAAATCCTAGCTGACGTAGCATTAGTGGGAACACAAAATACTCGTCCATCAGGCAGCAAAACTCCTCCAACGTAGGCGGTACTTCCCGGATAGGTTCCTGTTGGAGTTGTCAGCGTATCGGTTACAGGATCATAAATCCTAGCTGACGTAGCATTAGTGGGAACACAAAACACTCGCCCATCAGGCAGCAAAACTCCTCCAGAGTAGGCATTAATCCCCGGATAGGTTCCTGCTGGCGTTGTCAGCGTATCGGTTACAGGATCATAAATCCTAGCAGTTGTAGCGCCATAGGGAACACAAAAAACTCTGCCATCTGGCAGCAAAACTCCTCCAGCGTAGGCGGTACTCCCCGGATATGTTCCTGCTGGAGTTGTCATCGCGCCACTGGTCAATCCACGGGCACGATTTTTGCTAACAATTGTGTTTAATGTGGCCTGAAACCTAGCCCAATTCGTAATCTGACTACCGTCACGCCATGAGTCGATGGCCTCTAGGTTTTCGGCGGCAGAAATTGACGTTCTAGCCGCAGACGCATCCGCCGACGCCAACACAGCTAGACCAGTGTTCCCAGTTGCGCGGGTCGTCGCTGTCCCCGCCCCTGTGCGGTCAATGAGCCCAGTCGTAGTGAGGGCTGCGATTGCCTGTAGATCGTCGTCGTAGGCCTGGACAGTGCTGCCGATGACAACTCCGCCCAATGCCGTATCCAGATCCTCGACTTCTTTTTTGAGGTAGGCCGTGCGCTCTACCAGGTTTTTCAGTGGCAGGTTTGACGGCCCATCCCCAGCGGCCCCAGCGTCCACTGCATCGGTGCGTTTGAGTTGATAGACCGGCACAAATCCTGGTGTACTTGGCTCTGGAAAATTGGACATAGAAATTACTCCACTCGGTTCAAGACGCCATCGTATTGATAATCGCCATCATAGAAAAATGTGAACGGCCTAGTGTAATCAATAGAGCCATCATAATTATAGCTATCATCAAAAAGATCGTCGGGGCCGCTAGGATGACCTGTATGTAGCAATGGTCGAAATGCAATCAATCGAAGTAGATGAGATCTAACATTTTTCCACTCTTCGATTAATCGTTCTACCAGCAGAACGCGAGCATTTGATAGCGGCCCGTCACCAGCATTGAGATCAACAATAAACGCGCCCCAGAATCGCCCGTCGTGCTCTTCCTCGGCGTCATAATTGATTACTCCGTCGTAGGTAGAGCCTGGATTTTCAATGACCTCCGCGCCGTCAAATCCTACGGCCTGAATCGCGGTTTCTATGGCCCAGGACGTGCCCGAATAGCGGTGCAGGTTGATTGACTCCTTGATCAGGTTTCGCTTGGCTTCCTCGGTCTCACACAGCAACCAGCCGCGATATCCGAGGACGTTGTATTGATCGGCCAGATGAACGAGAGCCGACGCATCGACGTTATCCACGTCGATAACATCAACGACTGACAAATCAAGCTCAACCTGACGATCCAACAATTCAAGCAGCGCTTTGAATCGTTCGTCATTAATCCCCGCCTGCAACAATCTAGAATCAGCCATCGGCTAAACCCACAACATTGATTGTAATGGCAGTGCAATTTGCCCACTCGTTTGCCAAGATTTCCTGATAGCTAGGCTCAATCAAATCGACTTCGTAAACTCCAGGCAATTGAAGCGCTGCGATAATCTGACTGGGAACAATATCAACGCCTAGCCGTGATCTTAATTGCGCTGCATGGGCCTCTGCCGCCGCCTCTAGCTGTGTTTCGAGGCTAGGTTGATCTGCGGTGCTCAGCAGTGTTATGTCAGCCTCAATTGTAAAATTTATCGCCGTGGGGGCCAACACTTCAACATCATCGGTTAATGGCCGAATCTGGCTATTTAGTAATGCAGTTTCAATTTTTTCTATTAGTTCAGAAGAAGGCAAGCCAGTTGCTGTCAATGGATAAATTTTGACCTTAACTCTAGCTGGAGAAATGATTGCAACATCAACCAAACTTTGGTCAACCGACAATGTCCAAAAACGATACGCGCCGATAGGGCCAGCTACACTAAATCGATTGGGCGCTAGCTTAATTCGTGACCTAAATCTGTCGTCGCTTTCCACGTCCGCTCCACCACTTGAGGCCGTGGTATTTGTGGCGGATGCAATGTTATTAATCGGGTTGAAAATTTTCGTAATCGTATTAATTGGCAAATTGTTGCTGTTTGCTCCGGCTTCAATTGCAACCGCTGTTACGGTTCCTGTCATTTGCCCTGCGGGGATAACAATTGATTCAATGGTGGCAAAAGCAAACCTCCCATCATCAGTTTCAACCTGACGATCCCGAGGCACAATCACATTAATGCCGACGGCCCCGGCGTCTTTGGTGAATCGCATTGTGCAGCGAGCTTTCGCCGCTGGCAATCGGGTCACGTCGAGAAAAGCGCCCAGTTGGTCTAGATGGTTCCCGGTTGCATAGTTAACTAGGTTCTGTTCCCCTGCGTTTTGAATTGCCAATCGAACCAACGTTTCGCGATAGGCAATCAAATTTATTAGCAGTCTTTCTGGCTGTGCTGGATAAATAACACGGCCAATTAATGATTCAAATTCCTGAACTAAATCCTGCTCGACTTGTTGAGGATTACGATCTACAAAATCAGGCCGTGGAAGTGAACTCATACCAACACCTCAGCAGTACGAAACGTCGTATCGCCCACTAGTTTCCACTGTACCTGAATCCGCACTTGTTGAGGTTCAAAGCTAGCAAGCATTATTGTTACTTTTTCAACAGTGATTCTCGGCTCCCATTCACGAATAGCCCTAACGGTTTCTCGAATCAAATGGGGTTTTGCCCTATCAATTGGATAATCTAAATAATTGTGGAGAGTGCTTCCAAAGGTGGGGCGGTGAGGGTCAGTTCCTCTGGGAGTTTGCAGGATAATTCCAATCGTTTGGTTCACTTCCTGGGCGTCCTCGACGATCTGTCCAATTTCAGCGATCTGAGGGCTCCAAAATGCCGCTTCAGTAATCATTTAGCCTCCTGCAAAAACATTGCTAGACCCGGTCGCCACTGACGACCCACAGGCAACGGGATCGCCAATTCGCCCTATCTGGAGGCCATTAACAAAAACGGTTGCGCTCCCACTGGCCAGTACACTGGCATGGGTTTCGGGGATTGGTGGGCAGGTATGGGCCGCCCAGGCGTCGCCCTCTCGATGCACTGGAATTCCATTCACAAAAACATTCGGCGAACCCTGAACGTTAGGCCGTGATGGCCAGCATCCATGTCCAGTGCAAATATCTCCGAGGCGGGTTACGGCAGGCATCGCTTTTAATCGTTGAGATAAATGTTAGCGCCAGTCAGACTAATATTCCCTGTTGCTGTAATTGTTATAGCACCTTGAACACTGATTGAGAGTAGGCCCGCCGCCCGGTCGTATTCAATCGTTGTTCCGTCGTCAAAACGGATATGTTTTTTGTTTCTCGTCGAGACCGGCGCTACATCCGTGGCTGAATAGATGGCCCCCAAAATGATGCCGTTTTCGGCGGAATCATCCAGCAGACAAACGACTTGTTCCCCCACGTCGGGCAACCAATAGGCTTTATCCCGTTGCGTCCCCGGCTGGATCACTTGCAACCAAAATGTTTCGACGCGGTCTTTATCTGGCAACGTACAGCGAGCCAGCGCCTTTGCGTCGTCCACCACGCTAACAATTCCAAGCGCCCAGTTCATGAAATCCTCCGGCATTTTAATTCGCACGTCCAACCCTGGGACGATGTAAGCGTATGCATGGCCTCTAGTACCTGATATTTGCCGCTGAGCGCCCCCATTTGTTCGACATTGATGTTTATCCCGCCGACGAAAATTGGAGCCCCTTCTAGGCTAATTGTGGCCTCGACTTGGCTGCCATTGGCTCGACGTAGCGCCTCCCTGGCCCTGGCCACTGCTTGCTGTCGATTTTCAACGCGTTCCCTGATTTTCAAAATGTCTCCGTCTTCGCGGGGCGGCGTCGCTGGTTCAGTGTGGGTAATCGTCTCTTTTTTTTGAGCATCCTGATACTGAATCTCGCAAGCTTTGTATGTCCCGACGGCCTTGTCTCTGAATGTGTAGCGACTGATTGTGGAGCGATTTAGAGTGATTACTGAATCCTGGGCCTCAAGATCTGTCCAGTTGTAGAAAATCAATTTCCCGTTTTCGATTTTCACGATCTGTCCATAATCGTCCGCAATTTTATTCAGAAAATTCAGATCGGTTTCCTCGTTTTGCGTAATGCGCTCAAAGGTCAGGTCTCGGATTTCCCCCACCAATTCAAGGCTATGCCTTGCGGCAATTTCCTCCGCAATCTTTTTCAGTGTCGTATTTTCGTAGGCTTTGGTTCTGACCTCGCGTAAATTCAGTTTTATGTCTGTGGCTAATGCGCCCAGGCTGATGATATCGGGAGGCCCAGTAAACTCAATGTCGTCAACCTCAAAGCGACCGCAGTCTAATTTGTCGAAGCTTTGCTCGTAGAACAATTCGAGATTTAATCGATCCCCCTTTTCGGGATACCACGGATCAATCCATCGCAATAAACGATCCTCCATCGAGATATCTAACTCACTGGAGGAAGCGTGGAGTCTGTCAGTGTAAGCAATGGACAAAACGTAGGGAACCACGTCCTCCGTGATGTCCTGGGATTCATATTGCAATTTGAATTTAGGAACTCTCACGGCGTCCCTCTTTTTAACCGCTCCATCAACTCATCCCAGACTGCGATAAATTGGCCCCGCCACTCCTCGGGCGTGTTGGGAATCTGCCAATATTTCCCCCGGATTTCGTCGGGATAGAAAGTGATGTGGGCGATCTGGATAGGAAATGGAGCGTAAACATCGGCCTCGGGCAACTCTTCAATTTCGACGGAGAATCCGCCGCCCTGGTTGCCTCGAATTATCACATTGAATCCAATAATTTCCATGGCATTAAATCACATCCTGCTCAACAAAATTCATGTGGCCACACTGAGAACACTCTAGCTTTCCCTCCCAGATTGGATACGGAGCAATTGAAATCTGATGGTGGCCGCATTCCTCGCAGTCAAATTCCCAGACACCATGAGGCAGGAACTCGATCACATCATCAATTTCTAACAGTTTTTGCAAGGCCTTAATGGGAGAACGATCAAACATTGAATGGCCCGATTCAATGTCCTTTCCAGCGAGCGCACACCACATCGGCCCATGGGGAAAAACCCGGATCGGATTGTCGTGAGTAATAGGCTCATCGCCTTGCGATAGGCGGTCAACCCATGCCAACAGCCACGGTACCAACTGAGACCGAATTAATTGCTTGATCAACGTTTCCACGGCGGTAGGTTTTGAGGTTGGACTCTGGACGTTTCGACAACTGGAATTTTGAGCACAATCCCGCTAGGCAGAATCGGCAATCGCATAAATTCGGCGGGGTTCGCCTCAACAATAGCACCATAGGCATAGGGGTTACCATAGTAGCGATACGCTAGATTGTCCCAGCGATCTCCGTCGTTCGTGATGTGAGTGAGAAATTTTTCCATGATCGTTACGGGAACAACGGCAGGGTTGGAACAGGCAGCGGTGCAGGGCCAGGTGGCGGCGGCGTTTCATTCGATGGTTCTGCCTCGCCAAATCGTTCAAAGCCCACGGCTAAATCCACATTCAGCGGGGTTCCTTCAATTTCTAGAACATGTTCTAACAGCGAAAGGCTCAGATCTGCCCACAGCAGCAACGGTTCTTGACCATCCCCGGCGATCAATCGTTGATAGATAATTTCCAGGTTGGTGATAACGAATTCGCCTTCGTGGATGTCGGCCAAAACCAAACTCAACGGCTTTTGTTCGTCCGACAAATCAATCAATTCATCAATGCGATCCTGGACATTTGTGAAAGCCCGGTGGAGTCGAATCCCGAGATTAACAGTAGACAGAACTCCTCCAACTCGTTGAATTGTGGGTTTGCCATCAATTCGGCTATGCTCAACAAAATTCCAACCCCGTGAAAAGGTCAGTGATTGAGGCGTATTCAAAACCTCAAACTCGATTTCTCCCAGCGTTGCCCATGCCATTTATGCATACCTCGCTCTATCACGTCTCGCCACCGCATCCTCAACCATTTGCGCCAGCTCCCGCGAATGTTGGCGCAACGTTTCCATTAGGTTTTGATCGTTGTCTCCGCCAGTGTTGTTAATCGTTGGGGAGTAATTGATCTGAATGCCCCCTCCACTGGGCGCAAACGGCGGCGGGGCCGACGTACCGCTAGGGCCACCGATCCCGCCAGGAAGCGGTGGCGGCGGCGGCAACCAGCCCCTAGGGCTCACAGATGGAGGTCGAGGAACTGGCAGTAGGTTTGCGTTGGATTGAGCCGCGCTACTCATCAATGCCATCGATGAATTTACGCTGGCAGAAATGCCAGCGTTAAAACGATCCATCAATTCCTTGCCAGCATCAAAAAACTGGTCAGAAAAACTCAGCAACGTCGATATCAGTTGAGCCCCTAAACGTTGCATCAAACTAACCGCTTGGTTGAGGCCAGATTGAGCCGCCGATAACAACCGCTCCATCGCGGTAGTCATGGCGTTAAAAATTGGATTTGCAATCGCAACGATGGCGGCGATAATTTCAGCCGATTTGATTTTCACAATCTCCAAGGCTGCGGACATGCCACTGTTCACAGCCCTGGAGAGCCCTGCAAAGGCCGTGGACGCATTCGAGATGATTCCTCCGGCTTGGCCTAGAACATTGCCGAGAAGGCTCGTTAACGGCCCTCCATTGATGCCATTTGCGAATGTCTCGAACAATGCTCGACCACTGGCCATCAGGTCGGACAGCGGGCCTTCTTTGGCGTCCGAACCTGGGAGTAGATTTCTGATAGATTGGGTGACCTGGCGCACTTTGGCAGTCACACTTTCAATTCGTGAGGCAATGCCTTGAACCAAGGCGTTGATGAAATTTGCACCTGCATTCCTGGCCATTTCAGGCAAGCTTAAAACCAGGTTTCCCACTCGGGATCGTAAATCAGCAACAAAGCTAACAATACGAATCACTCCATTCCTGATAAATTCAATAGCGCCTGTGACAGCGCTTGAAATTGAAGTCCATGTGTTAGCAATAAATTGTTTGAGAGATTGAAAACCCGTTTTAATTCGCTCAAATAATCCGCTGAAGAAGGCTTTAATCGGTTCCCAGTAAATGTAGATTAACGCAGCCGCTGCTGCGATAGCGGCAACAATAGCAATCACAGGCCAGCCCACAGCCGCGACTACTGCTCCAATCGCAATGAACGCGACTTTGAGCAGGGCAAACACAGTTCCCAGCGAGCCAACGACGGCACCAAATGCCGCGAACGCAATTTTCACCGCTGCTATCGCAGACGCAACGATAAAAAACACCGATTTAATCGCAGCAACAGCAATCAAAATACCTTTGAATGCAGCGAAAACTCCTGCTAGCGTGGCGACAAAAGCCGCCAGCCTTCCGGCAACTTTCCCCATGGCTTGCCCTAGCTCGTAGGCTCCATTAGCGGCCTTATTTTGTTCAGAAGAAAAGGCTCCAATCGCTGTGATGATTGATGAAAAGACATTGCTAATGAGAGATCCAATCGGGCTCAATACTCGTATAGCAACAGATCCGATTTGTTTTAATGTTTCAAAAACAGGCTGAATCCCTTGCAGAAACCCACTAGCGAAACCACTGAAAAATGTTGAAATAGTTGCCCAGTTTTTGTAAATCAATACGGCACTAGCAGCAATGGCCGCAGCAATGGCAATCACAGAAAATCCGACCGCAGCGACCACTGCTCCAATGGTAACCACCGAGATCTTCAGCATCCCCAAAAAACCAACCACGGCCCCAACAGCAGCGAAAGCGGCATTGATCGCTGATATCACTGACGCAACAATAAAGAAGGCAGATTTAATCGCTCCAATAGTTGCGCCGACGGCGAGAAGAACTCCCTTGAAGGCGAAAAAAACGCCTACCAATGCAACTACAAAACCAGCAACTTTCCCGAGGGCTTTCCCTAGCTCGTTAAACCCTTTGATCGAATCATTTATTTCCCAGGAAAGAGCCCCGCCAATTTCTAGTAGTTTTTCAGTGAGTTGCTGCAACGTTCCGATAACTGGTTGAATGCTGGATGCAAACCCACTAGCAAAACCACTAAAAAATTCTGAGAGTGTGTTCCAGTTTTTGTATATCAAAATAGCCGCCGCCGCAATAGCCGCCGCGATAGGCAGCAGGCTCGCAGCCACAGACCCTACGGAGGCGATAATTGCGCCGAACCCAGCCGAGCCAGTGAGGAATCCGATGAATTTTAACAACGTCCCGATAGCGATTAAAACTGGCCCTACAACAGCAGCGATCCCAGCGATAATCGTGATAGTTTTCAGTATCCGTGGATCTAATCGGCTAAGCGCCGAAACCATGCGGCTGAGGGCACGAACAATGCTTTCTGCAAAATCCATGAACCCCGACTTGGCAATAGAAATTGCCAAGCCTTCTAGCGCCGACGACAACTCTTTGGTAGAGCCCACCAGCCCCTCCATGGTCGCATCCGCTAAAAATGCGGCAGTTCCCGTCGATTGCTCCTCAATTTGGCGGGTAAATTCAGCGATATCTTCTCCGCCTTGCTTCACCAAAACGATAGCAGCACCCAGCGCTTCCATGCCGAAAATGTCTTTTAGATCAGTGGTATCGGCCCCAGCTTTTTTTAGGTCGCCCATAATTTCGGCCAGGGTTTTCATCTCCCCACTACTGTCTCGCACAGTGACGTTTAGCCGTGTCAGGGCGTCCCTCACAGGGGCAATTGAATCCGCCGATGCTAGGCGAGTTAGAGAGCTTCGGAGGGCCGTCCCAGCCATTTCTCCCTGAATACCGGCCCCGCCCAATATCCCCGTAGCAGCCGACAGTTCCTCTATCGAAAAACCGAGATTACTTGCAATTGGTGCCGCATATTTCATCGTGTAGGCGAGCTGTTCCAGGTTTACGTTTTGATTGCTCAGTGTGTACGCCAAAACATCATTTACTCTGGCAATTTCCCGGGCCTCCATCCCAAAGCCTGCCAGAATGTTTGAGCTAATATCAGCCGCCCTTGCAAGATCAACTTGACCAGCCGCTGCGAGCTGCAAAACACCCGGCAACGAATCCAAAATATCGTTAGTTTTGAATCCGGCCATGGCCAAAAACGACATGGCGTCAGCCGCCTCAGACGCACTATACTGAGTCGCTGCGCCGAGTTCTCGGGCGAGATCTTCCAGTTGTGTAAATTGTTCTCCTGTCGCTTTGGTGAGGGCTCCAACGCGGTTCATGGAATACTCGAAATCGCCCGTCACCTTCAGGATCGCCGCACCAGCCCCCACAATGGGCAGGGTTAAGCTCGTCGTTAATCCCTGACCCATGGATGTTAAATTGTTGCCTAAATCGTTGAGCCGACTGCTCAACGATTTTGTTTTTTCAACAGTGTCTTGTAATGTCTCGACTTGCTTTGTTACATCACTCAGCGCTCCCATCGCTTGGTTGATCGCGGTGATCTTGATGGCCACTTCCATGCTCATTTCTTAGCAGCTCCCTTCATGGCTTTTTCAGTGGCTTTGTTTTGCGCCTGAGCATATGCGATGGCATCGTCCACCCATTGAATCAACTGTTCCGCATCTAGATCGACCAGTTCTAGTGCAGAACAGTTGAGCGTTTGCGCCGTGAAAATCACGTCTGAGGCGCTGACCGCTTTCCCAATTTCCCCGCTACGGCCTCTTGGATTGGCAGCAGATCCTCTAGATCCATGTCTAGAAAATCCTCAAACGTTTGTGGCTGTCCATCGATATCCACAACGCCCACCAGGAGCCACAGGGCGAGCTCCTCCGTCTTTCCGTTAGATTGCCTCGACGCGCGAATTTGATCGCGCCCCTTGAGGCCCCGGATGATGGTAGCGACCCGCCCCGATGGCAGTTCCATTTCTTGAGGATAAGCGGGCTTCGATTCAGAAACATCAGGCATATTAGGCTCCGGTAAACAGGCGATAGAACAGCAGGATATCGTTTCCTGCGACCTTGTAAATGTTGGCCATTACATCAATTTCAAAAATGTTTTGGCCAGCGATATTTAGCCGAGCATAGGTGCAACTAATGTCGGTTTCAAACTCGGCGGACTCGTTTTTGGTAAAGCTCCCCATAGGCAGTTTTTTGAACGTCCCAGTGAGAAAAGCAACCGCAGGAACTTCAATCAGCCGCCCCGAACTATTCCAGGTTTCAAGCGAGGAACGAATCTGTAGTTGATTAGATCGGACGGGGTTTGCAATTTGCCGCCAGACTTCGGGATAGTAGGCCGTCCATGAAATAGTGCACTCCATGACATCGATGCCGCTGAAAAATTCAGCGGTGCCGACCATTCCGAGCCCTTCATGTTCCTCAAATTTCTGTTCAATCTCTGGCAGGTCAACCGAGCTAGCTCGACCGATGAGGTTCTGCCCATTTAGGTAAATGTTGGCATTCGTTAGGCGATTGATAACGATGTTAGACATTAGACTGCACCTCCAGTGGAGCCTGAAATATTTCGCAGATAGTCGATGTTGATAAACGACTCAAATGTTAGCCTTTCCAGGGGAGGCGGCGGCATAAAGTCGAGATCAAAAACGAGATGACCAAGGGAGATTTGCGTTGGTTCATTCTTGTCTGGGTCGTAAGTGCACTCTCCGTCCAGGATAGCGCCACGGGCCACCAGCGTCCGCAGGAACCCGTTAACTGACTCCGTGATTGCATCAATCAATCCGTTGTCAATCGGATTTACTAGAAACTGAATCGCTGAGTATTCAATCGATTCATGAATTACATCAGCCGTCCGGCGAATGTTGATGAAATTCAGTGGATGCGTTAGCGAAGGCCACGCCGCAGAACGGTTCCCCCATGTGCGGATCCCCGTCCCAAACGAGTTGAAAAAGGTGGTTACGCCTGCTTCATTCAGCAGGTTAACTTCAGTATTGGGATCGTTAATCATCGCCGTTAGACGGCGCTCTACTCCAGTAATCCCGAGGATTTCAGTATTACTAGGAGACCACCAATATCCACGCTCCTGGTCTTTGGCGCAAATTACCCCTGCTAGTCGTTGGCTGTAGGGTTCGAGCTTTTCGCTATCCGTCGCCGTCGAATAAACTTTAGCGTGGGGATAACACAGAATCGCACGTTGTGAACTGGTGTTGAAATTGATTGACCCAGTGGGGCCACGGCCCGCGATTGCCTGGGCAAACGTGGTTCCGATTGGCGCATCAATTAACGCCATGGCCCGTAATTTGTTGGCTTCAACCAGCAGTTCAGCAGTGACCGCAGCCAGGGTACAAAACACTGGCGCAATCAACAGTTTGGGGAAGAATCCGAATAGGTTGTAGCTGTCTTGCAGCGCTTTCAATCCAGTTCGATTTCCAGACCCATCCACCCCACCGATAATCGCTGAACTCTGAACCAGAGTCGGGTCAGTGTAGCTATAGGAGATTTTCACAGCGGCGAGCGCTGGGATTGTGCCTCCCGTTTTTCGAGTAACAATCCCGTTGTTAGAATCGAGGTCGTAATCCGTGGCAGCGCTGTAGGTGGTCTGGCCGTCGCTGCTTTTCACGACAACATTACTAACCCCAAAATGCTCAACGCTGTTAGCTGCAAGCTGAATCGTATTCGCCGCACTAAACGTAAAGTTGGCGGCCTGCGGTTCGGCCACGACGGTCACATGAGTTGCTAGGTCGAGAACGTTAACAACAATCACTAAACCAGCACCCTGGTCAAAGATCGCGTCCAGCGCATCAGGGATAGTGTACCCTTCGCGCTGCTCCCCAAATAGCCGTCGTGCATCGCGATTGTTGAGCACCAATGTGGGGGCATTTAGTGTGCGGTCGCTAGCCTCAACATCGAACATTGGCGCGGTACCGACTAGGCCCACAACCGCAGTTTTCACGCCTCGAATAGGCCGCGCCCCCGACAAGACTTCGACCGTTTCAACACCGTGCAAAAAATTGGCAGCCATTAGTCATTCTCCGTTTTGCGAGATTTTGCCATGGAGGGCGCGGCGGCGGGGATCGCTTCGAGATAGCCCTGGGCCACCAGCACCTGGGTGTAGTCGTGGGTGGCAGGCATCTCTACAATACTGCCCCGCAGCAACAGCACATCCAGCTCCTCAGTTTCGCCTAGGCGAAGGGTGCATGAACTGTTCACTGGCCCCACATATTGATATTTAGTTAGGCTCATTTTCATCCTAAATTTCCTCTGGAATTGGTTCCTCGTAATCTGGAGCTAAAATCTGAGCCCCACCATAATCGTCCTCAAAATCAAGTCGCTTCAAAAGCGGAAGAATGTCTTCCTCTATTTTAACGAACACTGTATGGACTGTGAAAAATATCTGATAAACCCACAGTCCTTGATTCTCAATTTCTCCCTGAAATTCCCATCGTTCATAAAAAATAGGCTTGGTTGCCCCTACTGGTTTAATCCCGGAAACCAATGTTTTGATTGCAGTCAGAACCGGGTAAGCCCCATCGCTGGAACGAATTGTTTTGAGCCTAACATCAATTCGCAGGGTTAAAATTTCATCCTGCACCACTCCGAGGCCGGACAATGCGCTAGGCTGCCCAGCTTCAGAGCGCTCCCACATCAGCGTTAAAATCCCATTGCCAGCCAGCGGGATGCCGAATTCACGGGGCGTATTCGGCATCCCGCGAACAACAATGTTCACCTCCCGAAGCGGGGCCAATGCCTCTAAAATGTCCTGCTCCAATTCTGCAATCATTGCAGCGCCTCTCGTAGATGTCGTTCAACAATTTTCGCGATCTTTGGGATATGCCGAGACGTGATTCCCATGAATGGGCGAGCTACCATTTTTCGTGTCCCAAACTGATGGAAAATCCCGTATTTGATCCCGCTGGATTTAACGATTACTTGCTTCGCTGTGGCGGGTTGTGCGGCGATGCTCCCGCTCAAAGCGCCCGTCCGTACCAGGATGCCTCCGCCTCGTTTTTCGCGCAGTGTGGCCGGTTTTAGCTTCGCCCATGGTGTTCCATCGGGCGCAGCTTGCCTCGCAAAATTTAGCTTGGTTTCACGTTCCATGAACAGCGCAGATTCATTCAACGCAGGAGCCAGGTTTGCGGCGCGGCTATCCAGTTGATCCAAGGCAATTAAAATCTCATTTGCGCCATCCAGAGTTATTGAAAAGCTCATTGTACGACCTCACTAAAAATAATTCGTCGTACGAAACGGCCTCTTAATGGTTGGCCCAGAATCCCTACTTCATCGTAGTAAGGGGAAGGCAAAAATGGCTCTAAAAAAAACTCTCCGGTCACGCCACTATCGAAAGTGGCAGCGGCTTGAACGCCTGGATAAATGGCCATTGGCAGGGCTGTAATGCCCGTAGGTTCCGCCTCCGAATCAAGCAGACTGATTACCCTGCCTTCCAGAAATTCATCAGTATTTTCGGCCCCAGGAAAATTGATTTCTCTGGGCCGAGAACTTTCGCTGAGCATTACTCGAACACGCAATTCCTCAGTATAGGATTGCGTATTTCCAGAGGGAGATAATGGATCAAATTCGGGATCGCCTTCGTCCGGGACGGGTGGCGACACAGGCAACTGAAAAACCAAAATGCAATTGCCAAATGGGGCAAAGGGGGTGCTCATGGCATGACCTGCAATGAGATAGTTTGAGAGCCAAAAATCACATGGCGCTTAACATTCAGGTCAGGCTCCGACTCGAACCCCTCGGGCACACTCAGGTTCAGTGCGGCGTCTGTGCTGGCCTGTAGGCCCAGCAGGGAGGCAATTGGGACAGCTAGACCAGTGAATCGAACACCGCGTTCTGCTTGCTCTAGAACGTGGATAGAGCCCGGTTGTTGCAGCCATCGGGCGGCAACATAATAAATCCGATACCGAGTAATGTTGTCGGGGTCAATCCCTGCGGATAGCCCTAACAATGCTGTTAGGAATTGATCGTCCGCGTCAGTGGTTCGGCCCCGCATAGCAGGAAGGTTTTTCAGCTCAGCAAGTGAGTCCTCTAGGTCGTCAAACATCGCCCCATTCCCTCACTTTTTCCCAAACAACGCGATTAGGATGACTGGTCAAATTAGCATTCAACCGCATCACTTCCTGAAACGTTTTGTAGCCAAACTCCGGGCGATTGTTGATTAGGTGTTCCGCCGCCCGTTTGCCCACGGTCGGCAGAACAAAAAGATCCTCAATGGTGGTTGCGGCGTTGATTAACGCCAATGCTTCGGGCTCCGCCTCTTGCGTCAGGAGGCCCAAAACATCGGCTAAATCATTGGGGATATCGGTTAGTCCTGGCCCCCAATTTTGCCGCCGCCACCAATAGGTAGTCTCGCCTAAATCAACAATCATTTACGCCACCGTTAGGGAGTCGGTTTAGGGATCGTCAGCACCACGAGAGCCTCACCATCGAGCAGGATGGGAAACCCTTCCATGTAGCCTTCAGCGTAAACGCCTACCGGCTTGCGCTCAGAGAACACGGGAGTAATGACCATGCCAGGTTGAGTTTGACCAACACAAACCCCGACGCCGTAATAGCCTAGGGTATTTTCGACAACTCGCAGCCCCTCGTCGCCCAGATCCAAATCTTGATCGCGGCCCGTGCTGGCCACCATCACAAATTTATCCTCGCCCAGGAAGGGCACGGTACTCGTTTGAGTCCGATAACGCAGGTCGTAGGTTTCCGGCGCTGGGAGGCCAGCCGCGATAAATTGAGCGGCCAATGCAGCGGGGGCGGCGTTAGTAAATGGGCTCGAAAGTTGACCGCCACTGATAATTAGTCCGCCCGTTCTGGCAAGGACTTTGGCATTAGATGCCATCGCCCCTTCAAGAATTCGAGTGGAGGTAATAATCCGATTTACGGTGTACCCTTTCTCGGCCAAAAATTGCTTAGCTGGCAAAATATCTTCGATGAATGGATCATAGGTATCCAGGTACCAACCTGCGGGGGACGCCACAGTTCCAGAGGGAACCGTTTTACGATGGCCAGCAGGGTTTTGTAGGCTGACGGTGCGGCTGTCGCCGTCCTTGCCAGTAATGGTAACGCTGGCGTTGGCAATGGCTTGCCAGCGCTGTTTTTCGGCCTTCTCTTCGCAACCCAGACGCACAACTCGGGTTAGCCAGCGGCTCATGAATTCCATCGCCATTGAGCGATCATTGCCGTTCATCAAACGTCCCAAGGTTTTCATGTCTTTGGGAGTCATTTGAGCTGCAATGTCGATATGGCCTAGGCGAAATACAAGTTCCTGTGCCCCAGCGCTTTGTTTGATCTGGGGAGGGGAATAGGGATCGCCGTCATCGGCAATCACAATGTCGTAACGAACCAGATCTTCGACAATTGAGTTTTCATCGCTGAGCTGATTAGGGAGTAGCGTTGCCCCCAAATAAGCGCGGGGTGCGGCCCCAAATTGCATCCGAGGATCTCGGGCGATTTCTAGATGATAATTCCGGTCGATGAACTCTTTAATCAAGCTATGCAGATCCATGGTTTTTCCTCCTAGTTATTGCCGATCATGCAGGTGTAGCGGCTGCGAATCGCCGTTTTGAGATTGCTGCTGAGGGCATCAAACCCAGGCAGGAAATTTTCGTAAACCACGTTGCCAGCATTGGGCTGATAGGCCGTTGCTAGGGTTTCGATTTCGAGGTCGATATCAAATGCGACAAGTGCGATTTGATCGTCGGTATGGACGGCGGGGCCGTAGCCAGTTCCAGCAGTACGTTCCGCGAACGTCCGTGATACCAACGTCCCAGACCGCACTAGACGACGCCGAGCCACACCGGCATAGATGGCGGTGTCGTTGAGGGCCAGAGAATGGCCCAACTCCTCTACAGTGAGGGTGGTGGCACCGCCCATAGCATCGGCGGTGAGGATCGCGAATTTTTTGACGCCGAATCGCAGAATCGTACCGCTAGGAATTGCAACCACGGTAGACGGAATTGCTCTTCCATCTGCGTAGGCTAGGGCCGTCACAGTAATGCTGGTATCGTTGGCGTTAGCCGCCACGGCGACAACAACCGTTACCGCATCCTCACGGGGAAACTGAGCGGGATCTAGGCGAATGCCGCCGGGGGTCGTAATTTTTGGGTCAGTGAGCGGAGTCCCGATCCAATTGGGAGTCGTCCGCTGAAAAAATCCGTAATCGACAAGCGGGGTGGCCATAAAAAACCTCTAGAAACAACGAATACCGCCAGGGTTCTACTGGCCACCAGGGCCGATATTTTTTCCTAAATTATAGCCAAAAACATCACGACCCAGGAACCGCGAATTTCATTTTGTCCACGGCGCTTTTCACAGGGTTTCGTTCCTGCGGTTTGCCGCTAGGGCCGCCTTGCGGGAGTCGCGGCGGTTGCTTTGTTCCAGCCACGTTGGGGAAAATAGCACGGGCAACCCAGTCCCCCTGTTGCTGAGCATATTCAGCCAGAGGCAATTCCCCAGACTCGGAAACAATGCTAACGCCGTCATCCTGAATTTTCACGGCATCGGGCGATAGCTCAGAAAGCAGCTTACTCAGCGCATCGTAGTCTGCTCCGGCCTTCGCCGCCGCCTGTTGAAAATGCAGAGATTTTTTGGTGCTGAGAAGCTGATTTTCTGCCTCGGTTTTTGCGACCGTTGCAGACTCAGCCGCCGCCTTGAATTGATCTCGTTCCTGTGTCAATGCAGCAAGAGTTGAGGACAATTCCTGGATTTTTGCCTCGACCGATTTCCCGTCTTCTCCTGCTAATTCCTGGATGCGTTTCAGCTCCTCCTGTGACTCTCGAAGCTTCGTCCGCCAAGAGCCATTTTCTTGATTCAATGCCGTGACTTTTGCCCGAACGCTATCCACCAGGGCAGCTCCGTTTTCTAGTTTTGAGATCGCTTCAAGCGCATCTGCGTAGTCCATTGCTTTTCTCCAGTTCTATTCCTATTTTAGTTTATCCACGATTGGGCTGCCAAAGAGGCGATGGAGCCTCAGTTAATCCCGCCGCTTTCTCGAAGGGGCTAGGGCCATAATTGGGGGGAATGTCGCCCAAATCTCTGAGCCTATCCCTAGCGTATTCCTCAATGAATTCGTCGTCGGTCAGGCCGTCATCCTGCCACGCTTTTTTCCATGGCATCAAAATACATCGACAGTGAGGATGCGCAGGAATTAATGCCTCTCCGACCCGATAAACGTTCCCAGAGCGAGCGCTGCAATAGGGACAAACCTCTCCCTGCGTTGTTAGCCATTGCTCGCCCTCTACGCCATTTTCGGCATAGCGTTGAGACGCAGATCGATTAAATGCGCTCATCGTTTCTGTCCGTGCAATTCGCTCCGCCCTCCCCTTGGTAATGCCTAATTCAGACTCTAGAACTCGGCCTAGGCGGCGTGGCCCCCAGCCTTGGATTAGTGATTGTTCAATTGCGGCAGTGGCCCTGCTGGCAAACTCTGCTCCATGTCGCTGTAGGCGATTGAACGACTCCTCCGCCACGATGGCAACTGCCCTGACCGGCACTCCTCCAAACGCCTGGATGGCGCTTCCTGGGGCCGTAGCGCGGATCAATTCGCCGCCCATCGTTTGCCCTAATTCGTTGGCAGTTTCTAGGGTTCGCTCAAGCATTTGTCGATAGATTTCCGCTTCCTCTGGCTTTATCAATTGCAGTGTTTCTCCAAGCTCTTCGAGAATCAACAAATTGCGCTGATAGGACAACAGGGAATCATTGTTGGCGATAGTCGGATAGCTTTCTCTGAGCTGCCTATCTAGTTCTCGAAATGCACGATCAAGCGCCTGTGTTAGGCGCTTGGCGGCTTCCTCTCCCAGTCGGTTAATGATCCGCTCAGACTCCAATGCCAGTTGAACAACCCTAGGATTCGTCATTGTTCAAAATCCCATTTAGCTCAGTCAAAATCGAATCGTTAGGCCGTGTGTTTTCGCGTAGCTCCTCCTCAATCAAGGCCACCTCTGCATCAACGTCTTCGATCCCAGAATCGGCCATAGCGGTCACGCGTGATCGCAGTCCCGCCCTGTAGTTCTCGCGATTTTCTGACAGCTCCTCGGGCAGCGGCTTACTGACCGAATAACTCAACTGCGTAACCACGTCGAGCCCTGAATAGGCGGAAGCATTCTCTTGATTGAGCATCAAAAAGGCGGCGGCATAAATGCTGCTGAGTCCAACCGCAACCGTATCCCCGTCTTCGCGTAATGCAGTTTCAAAATCTTGACGAAGCTGAACTCGGCTTACCCCTGAAATGACCGCATCCGAGGATAGCAAATGGGACTGGCCCATCTCTTCGTAAATGATGGCAACGAACGCCCTAGCAGCCGTCAGGAACGTATCGACGGAGACTGGTTGACGTTGGCTAACTCCGGGCTGGGCATAGCCCCGAACGCCTCCCTGGTCGTCGTAGAGCGGGATGCCAGTTAGGAACGTGGTAGTGGCGGGGCCGGTCGCAATTGATTCATTGGCGGGGATGAAAATTTCTTTGCCATTGCCATCAGTCCGCCACTCGCCGGGTGGCTGGGCATTGGTGATGATTTCCCGCAAAAATCCCGCGAAGGCACTATTTCTGAGCATCAAAGTGAGCTGGAAATTGATGGCATTTTGCGCTTGCTTTGCCGACCTTGAAAGCAGAGTTTCATGCCGTTTCAATTCATAGATTGTGTATCGACCTCCGAGGTCAAGCGAAAATTCCATGTCGCCAAATTCGTCCGACAGGATATTTCCACTGCCATCCTCAATCCTAAAAACGGTTAGCCCAGCCTCATCAATTCGCTGAATTTCCATGCGAAGTTGGTCATCTTCTTCGTAGGTATATTTGATCTCCTCGATGAATCCAGCCTCGTCTCTGACGACCTCGACGGCTCCGACTGGTGGGGAATGGATCGCCACTCTAAGCAATGGATTATCAGAGTTCGCAAACCGCGTTGGGCTCCACAGCCGCAGGTAGCCTGTCCCGTAAATCAAGAAATTTGTCACGGCTGTTTGAACGGCATTTTGAGTGCCTAGATTCAATTGCTTCCAGCGCAGCAATAGTTGTTGCAATTGTTGCTCTGCGTCAGATAAATTATCGTTGCGTTCTCCGTTGATTGAAAAAAACCATTTCGGCGGATTTCCAATCAAGGCCCGGCGATGACGATTGACGCATTCTCTGATTTTGTTCGCAGACTGGAACACGCGCTTGACTTCGTTCATCACTTCCGCCGACTTTGGATCGTCGGCGGGGAGGTATGGCCCAACCCAGTAGGGCCAGGTGTCGCCTTCGTAATAGGCCAGGTTCTCTTCAATCAGTTCGGAATTGATATAGATTTTTTCGCGTTTCATAGTGACTCGTTTCTGTTTAATTTAGCGAGAAAATGTAGGGACAGGAAGACGGCGGCTCTGTTGATTTTCGCGGATCAATGGCCCTAGGGCATATCTCAAGGCATCGAATAAATGATCATTGCCAGGATGGATTTGAGGCAGGATATCTCCTGCGGAGTTGGTTTTGTAGCGATATCTGCGACTTTCGTAAATCATCCATTCGCAGCGGGGATGGATCACAATTTCTCGATAGTTTCGCAGATGGTTAATGCCGTCCTCAACGGAGCCCGACCATTTTTTTGCGCCGACCGCTCCGGGGATGCCGTGGCGTCTAACGTAGCTAATGCTCTGTGGCTGTGCACAGTCACAGCGAACAGTGTGCGCCTCAATGCCTGGAAGGTCACGCTGCCAGCGTTGCGCGACGTGGTCGAGCTCTAGTCGCCACTCGTAGGATTCGCGTTCGACCCAGAGGCGATCATCGTGAATCCAGCAAAGGACAGCGGTGGTGGGGTCTGGGCCGAATCCCCAGTCAGCGCCATAGTAGGGGCCATCCCAGTCGGGGGCTGGGGCAAATTCAGCAATCCGACACTTGCCAGCAAAAATTTGTTCTTTGGAGATCGACTTGTGCGCTCCTAGCCAAATGTGGGCGTACTCCTCTGCGGGCCGATGGCGTTGATCCTCAATCATTTCCTGGCGCGCCACGTCGGACAGGAAAGGATTTTCAGGGGCATTTACTGTGACGATGATCGCATCCGTGGGTCGGGTTTCATTGAAAAATCTATCGACCGGATCATCGGGCCAGCAAGGATTAAAACTAAACCACAATTCACTCCCAGGTTTGCGAATTGTGGGTCGCAATAAATCCAGGCTGTAGCGACTTAATCGCTGGGCTTCTTCGACCCAAGCTACATCAAACGACTCCAGCGATTTAACGCTGTCGGCAGTGTGGTCTTGCATCCCCTGGAAAATGCAAACCCCGCTGCCATTTTTGCGGCGAATTTCGGTCAGCGTGATATCAAACAATGCATTCACTTTGAGGGCTGATATTTTCTGTTCAATTAATCTTTTGGCGCTGAATTTTAAACTTTTTTGAATCTCGCGAATACAGACGATGGCGCAGTTTGGATCGCAGACCATTCGCTCCACTGCAAGCTCTGCGAAAAAATGAGACTTCCCCCCCGACCGGCCCCCTTTTGCCACCTTGTATCGAGCAGGGTCTAGCAATCGTTCAGCCCAGGACGGCGTTGGGATCTCCAGTTCAATCACGGATAATCCTCCGCGTGACCTTGATTTCTACGCCGCCGTCGTGAGTCACCGTTTGGCGTTCCGTGGCGAGCCCTTCAGTGAGTCTCTGAATCTCGATCCCGGCCTTCAACATTGCGAGCGCATCCCGATCATTGATTTTGGCCGGATCTCGATCTTTTAGCGCTTGCACACCCTGAGAAATTAACAGTTTGGCTACCTGATTATGCCGAGTTAGCATCTCGGCAGCATCGACGATTTTCTTGACCTCATCAACGGTTTGGCGAACATCAGGAACCACTGAGACCGCCTGTGTCCTTTGCATGTCCCTGAACTTTTCCCGCTGGCTAGGCCAGTCTTCGGCAGAACTTTTATTGCGCAAAGTTTTGAACGCTGGGGCGTTTAGTCCCTCGCTCAACTGCTTAAGGGACATTTCCCCAGTGATAAAACGATGCCTCCAGTAATCCCAATCGATTTTTGCCATGGTTTTATTATGCCTAACCCTTGAAAGAATTTAGGATCATCGACCGCGCCGTCGTTCCATCCGAGAAATTTGACGACCAATCCTGTCCGCTTGCTGCGTGGCTCCCCTCATTTGGGCTCCACGGCGCTCACTTTGCAGTGTGCGATATCGTTGCTCTGCGGGTGTCCGGGTCTTTTTGCCTGACCCGCCACCGCCTCTAGATCCACCGCCCGATCTTCGACTACGATTGCCGCCTGCCATAATCAAATCCTCATATTTTCTTCTTCGACTATACAATCCCATTCTAGAGAAGATTTGCCCTGCCAGACCAAAAAAGGATATCCATTTTCGTCGGCCCAATCTTCCTTTTCTGGCGTTATCGCATATTGAAATCCGAGGTTTCGACCGGGAGAAAATTTAACGCGAGAGTCTTTCCATGCCAGTGCCAACAATTCTTTGTAAGACATTTTATGATTCCATGGACTACCTTGTTCCTCTGCTATTTTTTTGCATAGGCTGTAATTCGTCGAACAAATGTAATGTCCTAGCTGATGCGTACCCTTGGGCATGTCTTCAGCCAATCCCAGAAAATCCTCAACTGCAAAAATAGTGCCAGGGGAGAAAAGGTCATGGCACGTGTTAACAACGTCCTGAATGACTGGAAATGTTTTTTCGTAGGAATTGTGGTAAACATCAAAAAAGGATGATTTTCGGGATTGAAACATAATAAACGGTTGAATGCCGTAGGTTAACACCTTTTCTGCCAGGTGTTCCACATAATCAATGTCAGCTTGCTCTGTCTTTTTTTGCGTTGAGCGAGTGATTAGTTCAGGTGTCAGGATTTCAATGTCTTTGGGTTTAAGGTTTCGATTTTGGGTTCTACTAAAATGAAGCTCTTGAATCCATACGCCATGAACGCCCGCTTTTTGAAGCCGTTGGATGTGCGCATCCTCATCTCTGATCCATTTTTTAACGGCGGGATTCCAGCCAATAACGACGGGATGGCCTTTAGACCGAACAAGATCAATTAACTCAAAACGCTCTGAAATGTTCGGTGCACCAGGCGCGATTCCCTTTGCTAAAACGTCGTCATCCGTTTCGATGGTGATGTAAAAAACGGTAGGCGATTTTAATGTATCTAATAGCTTGTCAGCGCCTTTGCCGCCTTTAGTTTGAATGGCAACGGGAATATTGAGTTCTGATAACAGCTCGAAAATAGGCAGGGTTTGACGGTAGTTTGAATCCGCGAATGGATCAACTCGATTGCTGATTAAAACAGGGTAGCCCTCCCTGAGAAGAACCGCTTCCAGTGTTGAGCGCTGGCGATAATTTGCCAGTAGATTCATAGTGGCTTTTATGTCAGCCCTGCGGTTTGGTTTATTGAGGTTTGCGAAACAATACCGACAGCCATGACTGCAAAAATTAAAACTGAGCTCTAGGGGGATAGGCGATACAAGGAACTCGCCATAAAACGGCAAAAAGCTGTCACCTTTCACTACACCTCGCCCCTCATGAGCATTAACAAAAGCGCTTTATCCGAGGATGCCCTCACCGATTCCTTAACAACGTTCCATTCTTTTAGCTCAGACGAATTAAGGACAATGGCAAGGGGGAATCCACCATCCATTATAGAGGGAATGTCTTCGTCTTCGCCAGGTTCAGTAAACCGAGATGTAGGGGACTTTTCAAAGGCCCAGTCATACTGTTCGTCCTCACTAAACCAATCATCCAGACTTACATCCTGGGCTAGCTCCTCAAGAATTGCTTTGTCCCACTCGGATAAATCCGACGTTCGATTATCGGCAATCGCATAGGATTTCCATTGGTTTTCATCGAGGTCATCCGCTACGACAACGATGAGTTCATCCGGCCTACGTTCAACGATCCTGACCTTGTCTACGCCGATCTTTCCGGCCTCTTCCAGGGTGCCATTCCCGGCCCTAACAATGATCCGCCCATCGGGCAGTTTTTGGCCCACCAATGACCGTAGCGGCCCGAATTGTTGTAGGGATTCTTTGATCATCGCAGCAGACCGCTCAGTCCGTTTGCGAGCGTTCTGAGGGTCAAATTCAACGGCGGAGATAGGGAGGATTTGATCGGATTCGATTTTTGCCATGGTTTTATTATGCCCGGTCTGCGTTGGTTTTGACCGAGAATGCGCTCATCGCTATTCTAATCCTCAACCCTAACCGCAGTATTCCCAGTGTAGTCCTCCCAGCGCTTGAGAATGACATCACAGTATTTCTCGCTCAACTCCATGCCGTAGCAGGTGCGCCCTGTTTTTTCGCAGGCGATGAGGGTGGAGCCGGAGCCGAGGAAGAGGTCTAAAACTTTTGGCGCGTCATGGTTGTTAATAGCTCTTTCTGCAAGTTCTACAGGCTTCTGTGTAGGGTGAAAATTGTTTGATGGATCTCTTTTAATTTCCCAAACAGTTCGCTCATTAGTCGGGCCGACCCATCGAAGAGTTTTCCCTTTAGGTTTCCAGTAAAGGCACGGCTCATGCCGTTGCTTGTATTGCGCGTTCATCGCTGCATATGTAGCATTGACTTTGTGCCAAATAATCAAAGCGTGGATTTCTCCCACCGCTGCGACTGCGTTATACAGGTCTACAGGCTTAGTTCCTGCATACCATGTATAAATTGGCCCATCGCAAAAAATAGCAAGAATCGGTACTATTTCTGTGTAAATAGCAGTCGTGTCATCTCCTGCTAATTTCTCTCTTTTTCGCTTATTGAGGTGACCCCCTTCATAATTCACGCCATACGGCGGATCCGTGAATACCATATCCGCCTTTTTGCCATCCATTAGCCGCTCTACATCGCTGATAACAGTGCTGTCGCCGCACATAAGCCGATGGCGACCGAGCTGCCAAATATCGCCTTTCTTGCAACGGGTTTCAACGTCTTCGGGTACGGCATCCTCGTCGGTCAATGGTTCAACCGGATCGAGCGATTCAATGTCTGCAAAATCAACATCCCACCCCTCCATTTCCTCCGCTGTAAACCAATCATCCAGACTCACATCCTGGGCCAGTTCCTCAAGGATTCCCTCGTCCCACTCGGATAAATCCGACGTTCGATTATCGGCAATCGCATAGGATTTCCATTGGTTTTCGTCGAGGTCATCCGCCACGACAACGATGAGTTCGTCCGGCCTACGTTCAACGATCCGAACCTTGTCTACGCCGATTTTCCCGGCTTCTTCTAGGGTTCCATTCCCGGCCCTAACAATAATCCGCCCATCGGGCAGTTTTTGGCCCACCAACGACCGTAGCGGCCCGAATTGTTGTAGGGACTCCTTAATCATCGCAGCAGACCGCTCAGTCCGCTTGCGGGCGTTCTGAGGGTCAAATTCAACGGCGGAGATAGGGAGGATTTCGGATTCACTCATCGGGTTTTTGCGCAACGTGACGGGATAATTCTAACATGCGCAAAAACCAGACCCTCAGTGGAGAAAACAAAATGATGACTAGCGAAACCAACATTTTTAGCTTTGGCGAAATTGCTGACCCTGTCGAAAAGGCTAGGGCAGCTCTGCGTGCTGTGCGGCAATACCAGCAAGAATGGCAAGAGCTGGGAACTGATCGGGTTTACAAATATTTTGATGATGTGGAAGGTGA